CATCGGGGACTGCTGCCAGTTGCTGGCCGGTGCGTTGGCGTTGGTGGTGCCAAGGCGATACCAGCCGCTTTCGACGATCGTATTCAGATCCGCGTCGGTCTGCGCGACATTCGCCGCGAGGCGATCAGGCGTTCTTTGTGCACCGGCCTCGATCGCCGCGAGTTTTGCTATCTCTTCGGCTGTTGTGAACCGGTTTGTCGTGCCGGCGGTACTGATCTGATCGGCGGTGTAGTCGCCCAGCTGAGACACGACGACACCCGACCGACCATGGACAGACGAAACAGGACCAGTGTCGCCAGTGCGAGAAAACTGCAGCCCGACCGGGTCCGCGGCTGTGAAGCTCGTATCGCCGCTGTGATTGGCGACGGTGATCTTCACGTATCCCGTAGCGTCAGTCACAGCGGCGATGTCAAAGTAAGCCTGACGATCGAGCGGGGCGGTGATCGTGATCTGGCCCTTGGTCGCGCTCGACGAAGCCGCGAGAGACAACAGCCAGGCCACGATATCGGTGCCGCCGCGCCCGGTCTTGGAGACGAATAGCTGCGTCGCGGAAGCGAGGCTCGCATTGTTCGCCCGGATGCCACCGTTTGCGGGCGCCGCATCAGCGGTGGCGGTCTCCCAGTTCAGCAAGGTGCCGGGATTGGTCCCATCGGCGCCGGCCGCACCGTCGACACCATCCGACCCCGCGTCGCCCGATCGCGCGAACTGGAGATAGAGCGCATCCGCAGCCGTGAACGCGAGGGCCCCGCTGTGGCCGCTAACCGTGACCTTCACATACCCGGTTGCCGTTGTGACGCTGGTCACCTGGAAGGTCGCAAGCGATTGATCGGTGGCCTTGAGAAGCGTGAGGATGCCGGCGATGCCGTTCACTGCGTCATCGAGCGCAAGCAAGAACGCCTCGATATCGTCGCCCGAGGCGTTTGTCGTAGCGACATAGAGCTGCGTGGCTGCGGCCAAGCTGGCGTTGTTCGCCCGAATCCCGCCGTTCGCGGGCGCTGCATCAGCGGTCGACGTCTCCCAACTGACCGGCTGGCCATAGCTGACCCCATCGTCGCCGGCCGGCCCCGCCACACCGGCCGCGCCAGCGGGGCCCGCGTCTCCCTGCGCCCCTTGAGCACCCGTCGCGCCGGTCGCACCCGTCGCACCTACGGCGCCAGCAGGACCGGTGTCTCCCTTGTCGCCCGTCCGGCTGAACTGGATGCTCAACGATGCACCATCTGCGAACGCGCCATTGTGGTCGACATAGGCAACTGTCAGGTTCTTGTAGCCCGTCTGGCCGCTGTATCCTGTCAGGTTGAACGATGCGTAATTCGCCTTGTTGTTCAGATCGTAGATCAGGATATGACCGAGGACCGTCGACGTGCTGTCGTTCCACTTGTTGAGGTGTGCGGAGACATTCGGGGTCCCTGCGTCGGCGGTGGTGTTGTCGATGGCAATGTTGGTGACGTTGCCGATCGCGGCGTCATTGAAGCGGATTTTGCCATTGCCTGGATCGGCGATAGTCGTCAGGGTCGAGAAGGTATAGACCAACCCGGCATCCGAGCCGGCAGGACCCTGAGCGCCCTGCGGGCCAGGATCGCCTTGCGCGATTGCCGCAAGGCTCGACCGCTCGACATAGAATTTGGATGTTCCGTCGCAGACGAGCTCGAGCCCGCCACCGGCGACCGACACCGATTTAGAGGTCAAACCGTCGCCGAAGGTATCGGCGCCCGACAACGCCACCGCGAGGCTGCCGCCGCCGGTCGTCGGCATCAGCACCCTCAGCCGGTACCCCTCGAACAGCGTCGCGGCTTGCGGCACCGTCAGCGTTCGGTTCGCCGCGCCTAGGTCGAACACCATAAGCCGATCATGGTCCGTCGCCTCGGCGGTGTGATTGGCATTGCCGATCGCCCGCGTCGGCTTCGACAGCGCATTGGTGATCTCAACCCATGCACCGGACGCCTTTGACCAGAGGCGATGCGGCGGTCCGACCAGGACGGCCAGGTCGCTGGGCGAACCGAAATCCGCCAGCGGGGCATCGGATCCGGCGTCGAAATCCTCGGGCTGAAGGACAGCGACCGTTCCTTTGCCTTGCAGCAGATTCAGCAGATCGCGCACGTTCGAGGCGATGATCGCGTTCGTATAGTGATTGTTGCCGTGCAGGATCAGGTAACTGAGGCCGCTCGCCGTAGCGCCTTCATACGGCCGATCGAGGGTCAGCGCGGCATCGCTGGCCGGATCATTCGCGAGGATATAGGGCGCGACTGTGTGCCCGGATGCGTCTGCGCCCAGGATGACAATCAGGTCGCCCTTCAGCGCGTTGCCAACCCAGGTCGTGCCGGTGCCAGCAAGCGCGGTCGCGCCATTCGTGGCCGCTACGGTGCCTTCTGAGTACCAGATTTGAGGATTTTCAGCCATGATGTTCCCATGAAAAAACCGCCCGAAGGCGGCTGCTGATCTTCAAAGGTTCTTGGACCTTATCGCTTGTACGCGTTGCCGCTTACCGATCCATCGTTGTAGGTTCGGCAATTGACTTGATTGCTGTTTGTGCTCGCGAACAGATCGTATTTTGTCTCGACTGACGGCGGGTTTTCATCGATGAAGGCAATCGTTCTATCGAACAACATCTGTGAGGCCGACAAATTCAGCATATCGAAGTTGAATTTATTGACCTCCTGACCGCCCCTGAACAAGCGAAATGTAACACCTCCGACAGTGTCAGGCTGGGCTACATCTGTATATGTAATTTGCGCATGAACAAGGAATTCTATTCTGACGAATTCGACTTCATCATCAAGGTCCATTGTGATGGAGGCGACTTTCTTTTCAGATATCCCGATGTTCTGAACGTTTGAGAACGATCCGAGCGTCGGGACAGTAATTTCCCGTCGTTTCAAATTGTTCGATTTGAGGTTTCGGATGTGGGCATTCTCTATGTAGACGACCCCGCCGCTTATGTAGAACGGGTAGACTTTTTCGTCGTTGTGCGTAAACGCAAAGTTCTCGGCCTCGATGACGGCTTGGCTGCCGCCGCCCTGCATCGCATCCAGATACAGAGCCGCCTGCTCGAAATTGTCCTCGACACCGGCCCGCACGCGCAATGCCATCCGCGATGCCACGCCGCTCGGACCGGACTGCGCCTCCATGGCGATCAGGCCCTCGGCATAGCCATCCTCGGTCTCCGCGACGACCGACTTGAGGCTCGATGCGAGCGATTCCAGGCCCTTCTTCGTTTGGGTCGCCTGGGCCGCGTCCGCTTCCAGCACCGCGCCGAGGGCGGAATCTTCAAGCTGGCCCCAGCCGATATGCGCGAGCTCGAAGTCGACGGCCTGATCGTCCGAAGGAATGAACTTCAGCCCGGTGATCGTGTTGTTGATCCAGTTGTTGCCGCCGGCATCGAGGTCGGACATGTCAAATGTCATGACAACGAATTCATCGTCTTGCGCGTCACCGGTTCCCCACGGGTGCGCCGCGTCCTTGTACCAGCTGTTGCCATACCCATGGCCGTTCGTTTTGTACTGCAGCCGCCCCTTGAAGTCCGACCCCGCACCGCGCCAGCGACCGACGATCTGAACGACCGGACTGCCGTTCCCGTCAAACTGCATATCGGTCGACAGGTTGAAGACGTAGCCGGGCTTGCTGCCGCTGCCGCGCAGCCGCGCGGTGTCGTCGAGGCCGCCGCTGATCGTGCCATTTGCGGCCGATGCCTTGGTGAGAAGGACTGTCTTGCCTTTCCAGACATTCGTCGGCAGGAACTGCTGAACCTTCGCCGACAGAAGCGTGTCGCGCAACGCGTTGACCTTGAGGCCATCCTTGTTGAGGTTGACCTGCGTTTCGAGATTGTCGAATGCCGTGGACAGGCCGGAGACATCGCCCTCGACATTCCCGACGCGCGTCGTCAGCAGCGTTGTGGCATTTGCGATTGACGTAATCTCGCCCTCGTTCGCGGTGATCCGAATGCCCTGGCTGCTGATCAGCGCGGCGAGAGCCGAATTCCCGGTCACGCTGTCGTTGACGACGCCGAACAGCGTCAGGATGTCGGACGCCAACAGGTCCAGTCCGTCCTCGGTATCCTGCACCCGAACGACGAGTTCCTGGAGGGCCAGCGCGATTCCGGATTGATCGCCCTCGACACTGGTCAGCCGCGCCTCGAGCCCGAGGATCGACTCCGCCCGCGCTTCCTTCTCGTCGACGATCGCACGGTCGATCCTGATGACGGCCGCTCTCGCATCTTCCGACTGCTGCACCACCGCCGTGATGATCGAATTTTTGGTCAGTTCCATGAACGCGCCGTTCTCGGCGACGAGCGCGGTCAGCTCCTCCATTGTTTCGCGAAGATTGTCGAGACCGATATTCAGGAAGGCCTGCGAATCCTCCTCGATGCGTTGCAGGTTGCCCTGCACGTCGGGATCGAGATGCTCGATCTTGATGACACCCGGCGGTGGTTCGACCGGCGGCACCTCCGATTGAGCGATCGAAAGCTCGGCCCATGGCCCGGCCCGCTTGCCGATGCCGCGAACGCGCACCTTCAGTTCCTGCGCCTTCACCGTCGCCGTGAAGCGGTTGTCTTCGCCGGCATAGACCGGCGTCCATGACGCCCCGTTGTCGTAACTGACCTCGGCCTTATAGCGCCTGGCGCCCGCCGCCGGCAGCCAGCCGGCCGCGAGCCGGATATCGAAGTCGTACCGCGCGAGGTTTCCGTAGAGACCCGAAACGATCGGCCGATCCGGGACCTTCGGCGGCGTCGGCGGGCGCAGATAGGGCGGTGGCGTCTCGGTTCCGTCCGCCGAATAGACTTCGGGCGCGTCAAGCTGCGCGATCACCTCAACCTGATTGTTCCCGGTCGGCCGGGCCGACACGACAAGGCCGTCGAACGTCGGCGCGTTGTCCTGGTACAGGACCAGATGCGCTTTCTCCGAACGCGCGGCCGGCAGGATGCTGGCGATCGTGCCGTCCTGCGCCTCGACGGCCGCCAGATCCGTGGCGTTGAGCTTGATCGTGCGGTCGTCTTGGATCTTGTTGACGTCGCACGGGCCCCACTCGCGGCCATCCTTGCCGCGCAGATAGACCGAATCCTCTGTGCCCCAGACATAACGAAGGCGAACTTGCGAAATCCGGACCTCTGCGCCGCCGCCGCTGTCGTTGACATTGACGCCGAAGCGAAGGCGCGCCGCCGTGGTCGCCCAGGCCTCGATGCCGCTGGCCGCGTCCGCCGCGAAATAGAACTGCGTCGTCTGCTTGCCGTCGGTCGAGGTCTTCAGATCGGAATACCCTCCAATCGCGCCGCCGATCTGGACATAGGCATCGTCCAGCGCGACGCAGCGGCCTCGAACGCGCCCCTGCCCCGCTCCTTCGACGCGCCAAACGACCTGAAGCTCGACGATCTGGCCGTCGGTCGGAACGTCCAGAGCCCTCTTGTGTCGGATCGAGTTGGCCGCGGTCCCCGAGCGCACAGCCGCCCGCGCGTCCAGCGTCGCATCATCGACGAACGTCCCGCTGAGATCGGGCAACGAGCTCGCAGCCCCTGCGTTCTGGTTGGTCCAGTCCGCCCCATCGCTCTCGAAATACTGCGGCGCAGGTGATTGAACGATATCGCTGTCGAGCGTCAGTGTGTTCGCGTCGACGGACCGCACCTGCGCATTGGCAACACCCATGAGAGGATGGGACACGTTGATCGGATCCAGCCGGACGAGATCAAGGCCCTCCATCTCTGTCACGAACCCGACGAACTGCCGGCGATAGGCGTTCTTGGCGACGCGGCGGAGACCACGGCGCCATGCGTGGTCGTGATTGGTCGAGCCAAAGGCGTCCTCTTCGACCGGCGCTTCGCCGCTGTAGGTCGATAGCTCCGCCTTTACCTCGTCCTCGATCCAGGTGTCTTCGTTGATGAACTTGATGTAGAGCGAATCCGGGGACTCATCGTCGGCGAAGATGAACTCCTGCCAGAAGGACCCCTTGACGATGTTGCGCGGCGTGAAGGTTGCGCGGCGGATGTCGCGCGCCTCGTCGCGGACGAAGCCGATCCGGCCGCCCAGGCGGATGATCTGAGCGTCGCCGGCATCAAGGATCGCGTTCGTCGCGACGCCGACAGTCCATTCCCGGTCGAACACGGCGTTGAAGGTGTCGCCGCGCCCGTCCCAAAGGCTGTCGTAGGCTTCGAGCCAGTCCAGATCGTATTTCGTGTCCGCAAGCCCGGCGCCATAGTCGGTATCGCGCAGCCAATCGGCGGTGGCCCAGGCGATCGAGCGCGTTGCAACCGGCGCGGACCAGGTCTTGGTCGACGCGTTGTAGGTCGGCAGCTTGCGCGTGCCGGTAACGAAGATCTCGTTCGAGGAGAACTGATTGAAGTCCTCGTTCGCCTTGATCTTGACCGCGATCAGGGACACGCCGGGCGGCGTCTTGAAACCGGCGATATAGCCCTTCAGGCCGCCCCAGAGCAGCTTGTTCTTCGAGTTCTTGTCGTCGGCTGCCGAGAAGTCCCGCTCGGAGGAGAACCGGACCTCGTAGCGACCCTTCGCAACCGCCTTGCGATAAGTGATCCTCTGCGGCTCGCGCGTCCCGCGCACGATCCGGTGGGAGCCATTGTCACCGTTGCCGTTGTTCTCGATATCGAGCCAGGTTCCCGCACCGACCGGCGCCCCGGCATCGTCGATCTCGCGATACTGCATCCGCACGTCGACGAGATTGACTTGAAGCTCGCCCTCGTCGGTGACGTAGTAGAGGCCTTCCGGAAAGATCAGATCGACAGCCAGCCGGTTGACCCGGTTCGACGCGCCGGCCGGGTTGACGACGAACGGTCCGAGGATGCCGGGCGGATTCGGGACCTCCTGGCCGCTGACCTCGCTGGCCGTGATGACGCCGGCCGGAAACAGCGTAATCTCGCCACCCGGATCGATGAACTCGAATTCCAGATCGTCAACGGTGCCCGTGACGCCATCGACCGGGTTCCAGACCTCCGTATCGCCGATCTCGATCCGCTCGTATTCGATCTCCCCGCAGGTCGTCATCAACACCTGGTAGAGGAACTGATCGTTGCCTTCGAACTCCTGATAGGGCTTGGTCAGGAACGGCGGCGGCAGGCGCAGGCGACCATACCAGACCGGCATCACCCCGCCCGGGTTGGCCCGGTTGCTCGCGGCCGACACTGTGTAGGATTCGAAATCCTCCGTTGCCGGGGTCTCCGGCTTCGGCGCCAGCAGGTTCAGCAGCAGCGAACCGCCGATGACAAGGCCGGAAGCCGCAAGTGTGCCGAGCGGCGAAAGGGTGCCGGCCGCAGTGGTGAACGCCGCGACACCCACGCCCGCGACAAGATACGGCGCGGCGATCGCCAGCGCGAGCGAAGCGACGACGGCGGCAACCTGTTTGCCGGAATTCGACCCGCTTCCGCCGCCCCCGCCGCGCGGGACCGGAACGAAGGCGATCGTCTCGTCCGGACCGATCACCCGCGTGTGCCAGGTTGCCTGCTTCACATAGGCAGGTTCACCCGAGCCGTCCGGCCCAAGAACCGCCGTCGGCAGTCGGAACCGAACATCCGCCGGGAAGACCGGGAGCGGCATTGCTGGATCCTGCGGCGCGAAGAAGTGCGGCAGGTCGCGGTTCAGCTGCGCGATTGCCTCGTAGACCGTCATATCCGGGCGATCGAGCACGATCTCCCGTTCCGTTCCTTCGTAGAAACGGTCGACAACAACAAGCCGGCCCATGCTCAGTCTCTCGGAAGGTAGAAGTGGAAGGCCGTCCACGCCTTGGGCGGGGCCTTCATCCGAAACAGGGTGTCGACGACAACGCCCATCGATTTGCTTTCGTCTTCGCCGCCGAGCGTGTGCAGGACCATGCCCCGATCGATATCGAGATAGGTTCCCATGTGGTGCCCGATGCCCTCACGAAACATCGAGACAATGGCCCCGTCGACAGGCCCGTCGATCCGGCGCCAGTTACGGCGCTCGGGATGCGCCTGGATGAAGCCGGCAATGGCCTGCAATCCGGCTCTCTCCGGCGTGACGAACTCCGGCATAGCGCGGCCGAACAATTCGCGCTGCACGAAACGCGTCAGTCCATAACAGTCGAAAGCATCCGGCCCCTGACCGCCGAGCTTGTAGGGCCGGCCGATCAGACCGTTGATGAAGGCGATGCGATCCATGGTCAGACGAACAGGCTTGGGCACTCTTCGCGCGAGAAGATCCGGCGCGGCGCCGTGACGTTGACGATATCGACGAAGCGAGCGGTCGCAGTCAGCCGCATAGGTGTCGCCCGCAGCTTCTTGACCGCCAGGCCGTCGATCTTATGCGCGGGACCCATCGTGCTCGCGAGCGAATAGACGCCGGTCGAGGCATTGTGGTTCAGGATGTACTCCCGGTAGATCAGGATCGCCGGGGTGCGGATCTTCACGCCCTCGCGGATGCGGTTCATGTATTGCATCGGCACATTGTCGATCGCGAACTCCATCTCGCCGAGGCTGCCCTCCTCCTGCGCAGGCTGCACGACCTCGACATTGAGCGGCAGGAACGTCTTGGTCTGGCCGGCAAACAGCGGCGCATCGGCCTCGATCGGCAAATCCCAGGGCTGATTGTCGAGCGCGATCCGGATCGAATCCTGTCCGCCGCCCGGCGCCTGAAAGCTCGAATGGATCAGTTCCAGCGTGACGAGCGTAAACTCGTCGACCGGGTTGCTGGCGTAGATTTCCCGCAGGTCCTCGTCGGTCAGTTGCGGCATCAGAAGTCCTCGACCTCAAGCGTGATCGCCACATCGTGGAAGAAGCCGCCGCCGGGATTGGCGGTATAGCTGATGTTCCGGCAGGTTCGGGTTTCGTAGGCCGCGCCAGTCCAAATCGGCATGGTGAAATCCGCCGTCCCGTCGACCAGCTCGTCGCGGACGAACGCCTTGAAGGTGGCGAATTCGGGATTGTCGAGGCGCAGCGCGAACGATGCGGTCGCTACATTGAGCGTTGCCATGCGACGGCCGCGACGGTTCCCACCCTCCATATCGGTGCGGTTCGGCGGCCGGAACGGCTCGTCAACGGACATGGAGCCGGATACCGGCGTGTGCCGGACCGTGCCGGGCCAGGTTGAAGACATGGGTTGGCTTTCGTTTGGAGCACTACCCGTGGTAGTGCTTGCGTTCTGCCAAGCTTACAGGGGTGCAAAATGGGGTTACGTTTTATCGAGCCCGTGCGGCTCGCATTGGCGCTTTCTCTTTTGGGGCCAATCGCCGGTTACTCTTCATCCAGCGACCTAAGAATATCTGAACATCGAATACAAGATACATCAAATTTTTTCTGGGGCGTAGAACACGTTGATTACGCTCCAGGCGGCTTGACTTATTCGGTAGGCTTCGTTCATTCAAATGGAGATAGCGTTGTCAACGTGTATGAATCTGCCAAACGCAGTTTGCGATTTTCGATTAAACTGCCCGGCGAGATTCACGACGTAGTATATTCCCAAGACAGCAAACTGATTGCTACTGCATCAAGACTTTTTGCAGATCGTTTTAGAATCCAGATTTGGAGCGCCGAAGACGGTGATCTGATAGCGACGCGAAAATACGACGACGTGAACCTCTTTGGGCACCACAGCCTAGCATTCTTGGTTGCTCACGACGCATTGGCTATTGCCGGTACGGATAGTGGATCAGAAATCTGGAGCTTCTACAAAAAGGGAAAAAGAAGGCTAAACACTTCTGCCTCGGGAATAGCTGGAGACAATAAGGGGAAGAAGATAGCACTGTCATTGTCTGCTATTGAGGTATATAACTACAAAAAGAAGAAATATACTAGCGATTTTGGCTCAGACCCGAATGCGATCATTTACGGGTTGAAAGACCGGCGAATAGCTGCTTCACGCAATGGCTTCATCGATATCTACAACGCCAGAAATGGCAAACAAACGCAGAAACTATCGGGCTTCGATGGAACACCCAGAAGCCTCGCTTTCACGCCCAGGAAGCCTTTCATCGCCGTTGCAATCTCTGGAGACCCCGTCACTGTCTGGAATGCCAAAACGGGCGATCTGGTCGCCAGCTTGAATGACGATCGCACATCTCCGCTCAACGCGTTTCAAACCGTTGCCATCTCTCCCAACGGCAAAATCGCCATGGCTGGTGACATCTTTGACAACCTTTATATCTGGGACATTGCTACAGGTGAACTCATCGACAAGATCGTGTTTGACTGATCCAGGCCACATTCTGTCGCGCAGGAAAGTCGGCTCTGCGGATACTCCCTCTACCCCATAACTGAAGTGGAGGCTGTCAGGAGCGGTCTGAGCATAACCTAAAGATAAGAATCCGGCTTCCCCTCCGCAACTGAAGTCTCTGTTTGCTCGGCTACGGAACAAATATACCGCAGTACAATTCTTGCAAAGAACAAATCAATAATTGCAATTCAGCAAAATAAAACTAATACAAAACTCAAAAAGATACGAATAAGCTCAATCAGTTGGCTTGTAAAAAACAAACCCGCCGCTTTCAATCGTCTTCATCAACTCGTCGGACGACGCCCATGATGGATTTACTACATTAACATGATAATGAGTCGCGCCATCCGTAGGGTCAATCGTTGCCCCTCCAAGCGCCTGACCGGCAAGCTCATATATCGCATCAAACTGACTATCATCTCCTTTCCTTTTGGCCAGCATCAACCGGCGATCCGGGCTATTCAGATTCCAGCTCGAAAACTGATACCGCGCCAAAACAACTTCGGCTACCGTACTGCCGTACCTGGCAGATTGCATCCGGTTTAGCACCACGTGTGCGACAGCTTTCTGTGTTTCGTACCTTTCAGCTCGCGCTTCGCCCCAAATCGTCCTAGCAAGCAATAGACGCGGCTCTTCCTTCATCAAAACCGAATTATTCACTTCACCCCGAACAACTGGTTCAACAGATGAAGTTATAGCAAAATTCCCCTGAGGCAGAACACCAGTTTTAGCCCATGATTCAAACTCGTCTTTGGGGATTTCAACATTTGAGTATTTTGATAAAGATCTAAGTGCAAATTTTCTTGCCTCTACACTATTTTTTGTATCGTGATCGCCGCTCAATATTGTGAGAGCAACATTAACCATCTGAATATCAAGCTCTCTGTCTTTATTCAAATAACCAAACGCCCCCGTTGTCATTGTCGCGATTGCAGTGAGTGCGGCTCCGGCGACACCGCTCAAAAGCGGGATAAGGACTTCTTTACGCGCAATCATACGGCGCTGAAACGGCTTACCCGAACTATCAAGTATTTTGCTTTCATCCGACATCCATGTTTTCTCGACTAAGTCAGGAAGCGACTAACTGATAGCAGCATCTCCCATCCCTTCACAACCAATACCCGCGACCAACCCGATTACCCATGTGGCAGCAGTGGCCGGCGGTGGACTCTTACGGCAACCACCGCCGTGAGCATTCGCCAGACTGGGCAACCCAACCGCGATAGCCGCAACCAGCATCAATGCAATCCGCATTTCACCCCTCCTTACGTGCAAAAGACGCCTAAGGGCTGCATGCGGCAGCATTGTCACGCAATCAGAAACCGCGATAGTGTGTCTCAAACGAAACAGGAGACGCTCATGCTAAGTTGCGGCTGATCTGCGATTTCTGAACTGGCTAGGGGCGGCTCCGAGGAACCGCCCTCCCGAAGGCCAGGATGAAGCCTAAGTGTGGTCCGGCAGGAGCCGGGCTTTTCCATTGACGCGCGCGAACCCCGACCGGCTTCAATCGTCGCTTTGCTCTATTTAGCGTCTTCTCTCGGGGGCGTGAGCACTTGGTCGCGCCATTCCTCGTCGAACGGTGGGCGGTCCAGATGTAGCTCTTCCATCATTGATGAAATCGCTATCCCAATCATATGGGCTGGCAACTCAAATCCCATCTCTTCGGCTGTCACTCTCGAATATTCCAGCATACGAATGAAAGCGATACATTCTTTGACATTATCGACTTGACCGGTGTCGGCGGTATCCTCACCCAGCATCTCAAATCTCTCATCAGCTAATTCTCACCCTGGGAGAGATGCATACAGTCCACAGCGTTACACGACGTTACAGCGGGCAGCTGAGGGGCCGATTGCCTATTTGAAGCCCGCCCGTTTTAAGCCTTCGCGGTAGTGAGCAATTTGGGACGGGTCATTGTCCGGCAGGACCGAAAGCCAATTGTCGACAGTGAAATCCGGTATTTCCTCAAGCGTGACTTGCATAAGCCGCTGCGCAGACCGGGTGTTCCCGAGCATAGCGTTTGCCGCGGCACCCAGCCTGGCGGCCGGGGTCCAATCTTGCATCTTCTCGATGCTCGCCACGGCCTCACCGTAGCGCTCGGAAAAGAAGTTGGCGCCCGCTGATATCCACCAGTAAACATCCGGCGCATGGGGATTTAGGTCGATCGCCTGATCGATCTTTTGCAGAGCCTCTTCAGGTCGGGAGGCATGCACCAAACTGTCGGCATAGTCCGCTAGTAAATCGGCATGCGACGGGGTGTATGCTTCGGCATCGCGGAACACGTTGATACTCTCGTCGAAAATGCCTTGAAGCTTTCTGACCGCTCCGAGTTCCCGATAGCCGCATGCATCATCAGGGTCCAGAGAAATCGCAAGCTTTGCGTGCGTTTCAGCCGAAGACAGCAATTCCCCGTCTCCGCGAGCCGTCAATATCCACTCCAGGTGCTCCGTACGCGCCACCCCGCTCCATGCGTTCGCAAAGTATGGCGACTCTTTGGCCGACAATGTGAAGTGCTTGCGGGCACGCCGAACGCTTGGAAGATCGAGCATCGCCATATACCGCGAGCCGAGCAGGTAATTCTGATAGGCATCCGCGCTTGCGTGCTGGTTGATGCGCGAGATTGACAGTTCTTCGATTTCGCGAACGATTGCCCGAACGGTCCTGCTCACTATAGCGTTGTAGGCACTGGTCAGGTGTTGCAGAGACAAGTCAAATCGATCTGCCCAAACCACCTCGTTGTGTTGTGTATCAATCAATTCCACGATCCAAGAACCACTTTGAAACGCCGCAGCGGCTCGTGTCTGGACCGCGTAGTCAATGTTGTAGATCTGATACGCCAGCAGTCTTTCGTCCGGATTGATCCGCCTTGCTGTATGGGTTCCGATAACGCGCAGGTCACGCGCTCGGCAAAGCCCGAGTTGGATATCCTCCAGGAACGCCGATGCGATGTTGCAATCGGTTCGAACGGATTCTTCCGGCGCGAGAACGGCGACACGAGGCAAAATCCATTCCGGACGATCAAGCCCGTGGTGCGCCGTTTCCATCTTGGGGGCTAGCCGAAGCCCTTTTATCAGTCGTTCCGTCGCCGACTCCGGGGTCGCCTGGAATTCACTTCGAAGACGGTCTTTGAAGTCTTCGAGTATCTTTATGGCCTCATAGGGTTTCCGCTTATGCACCAGAACTTCAGTAAGCACCTGATATGCTGTTTCGTTGCTCCAATCGAGAAGAACAAGCCGACGTGCGGCCTGCTCTAGCAATTCACCATGTTCATGCAGATCGACAGCGCGCATCGCACGGGCGATCAGTTCCACCAACAAAGAAACATACTTGCCGCGCTCGGCTTCCAGCCAAGCGTCCCCAGCTCGGCTCGAGGCAGAAAGACCCTCAAGGTAGGCCCCACGAACGATGAACAAGAAGCTTGTCAGACTATCGATCGCCGAATTGCCAAGACTGGTGTACAGCAAGTCGGTATCGCATTGGATTTGGTTAGGATCGATTGATACGCTGTGTTTTGTAGACGAAAACAGCCGGATCCCTGATGCCGTCTGCTTGTTCTTGATGCGGAGTAGAAGCTGACGGAGATTGGCCAGCGGCTTTACCGCCTCGGCTTCATCCCAAAGGAAATCGGCTAGTTCGGCGCGCGTTACTGTGCAGGACGGCCGGGTCTTTATATAGGCGAGCGCCAGCAGTGCCTTCCCTGGGATCGAAATTGCGTCGCCCGAGCCGTCCGAAATTCTCGGGGGCCCGAACGAGATAAGGCGAAGCAATTTGTGTCTCGCTGTTGGCCCCGTTGCGGGCAGTGCCGCCTCATCTAACGTGGCTGGAACATCGAGCCGGCGAGAAAGCGTCCCCTTTACCTCACGCTTCCCGGGTGCCGCCAATGTAATTACGCGGATAAGAACGTATACGCACGTTCTGCGTGATTGTCACTCAATCTGTGATGGAGGCGGGTAGCGTAGTTGGGGCCTCAGTTCCTTGCCGGCGTCACCGCCTCCGCCTGGGCAGTCCGCGCACGGGGTTGACACCGAAACGTTTCTCGATCGCCTTGCCGGTCGCCCCTCGATTGGCGACGGAATCGGCAATTGCCCCATCGACCATCCGGCGCATCGTGACCTCTATCGTCCCGTCGGCATTTTGGCTCACCTCTGCCTTGTCACCGCCGGGCGCCTCGTTGACGACCACATGGACGTCCGGCGCAGCGGCTGCCGCTGAATTGCTGTTCGCCGCCGGAGATAGCCGAAGGGGCGTCGGTGATCGGAATGCGGCGGATGGAGAACTGGACTGCCCGGCGATCGTACTGAGACCTGAGATCCGGCTTACCGAACTCATACCGCCTGGTGTGGCGAAGTCCGGCCCCGGTGTGAGGATCATGGGATTGCCGGTCGCAACCCGTGGGATGAACAGACCGCCCGAGAACAGCCCGGCAAGCGGCCCTTCACCCAGAAGCAAGGCCTGCAAAACCAGATCACCCAACCTGCTGATCAGGTTGTCGACGACCGCAATCCCGGTGTCGAGTTCCCTGAACAATTGCCGCGCGGCATCTCGCGCGGTGTCATACCCAAGTGATTGAAGCTCCGTGGCCTGTTCCTGCTTGCGAATGAGTTCTTCTGTTTTCCGTACCCACTCCTCAATCGAACCCGCCATTTCATGGTTTTCGTCGATCCCTGCGCGCTTCAGCGCGTTGTAGACCGCCTGCTCTTCGTTCGTCCGCTGCAATTGCGCATGTTCGAAGATCAGCGAGTCGATGATATTGTCTATCTTCTGTTGCGCGCGTTCTTGCTCGCGGGTGGCCTGCTTCTGCAACCGCTCGGCCTCGCGCTGAGACTTCAACAGGGCCTCCCGCGCCTTCTCTTCGTCGTACATAAGCGTGACACGAGCGGCGATCTGCTCGGCTTCCTTTGTTCCGGCTTCGGCATTCGCCTCGCGCTGTTCCTTCAGGATGCGATTCTGAAGCTCGCTCCGCCGGCCGGCTTCAATCTCCTCGTTGAGCCGTTCGACGACCTGCTCATAGGCCGAAGGAAGGTCCTGTGCTGCGCGCGCCTGCTCCAAGCGTGCGCCGGCATCAATGGCCGCCTCGGCAAGCGCCAGGATATCGTCGCGCAGCTGCAGCAGGTTCGACGGGTTCCCGGCCTCCTGGACAATTCGTGAGACCTCCTCGCGAAACGCCTTCATATCCGGTGTGCCTGCCCGAGCTTCCTTCCGGAGTTGCTCGATCGGCTCGCGGAACGCTTCGAACTGGCTGGTTGCCCGTCCGCCGCCGGCAAAGCCACCGCGTGTTCCAAACAGCAACGTGTTCCCGGTCAAGAATTCCTCGACCTCTTTGTCCAGGCTCTCCCGCGCCTGCTGGAGGTTCGATGCAACATCGACGTCGAGGACAACCTTGCTCTTCCTGGCATAGTCCTCTAGCCCGTCCGCCGCCTCGCCATAGGCATCCTTCAACTCGCGGATCAGCTTGTCGTGCTTCTCAAGCGCCTTGTCGGCGTCGTCCGCGCCGTCTGTAACCGCATCGAACAGAAATCCGGCCGCACCGGCTGCCGCAGCGATACCGATGGTTGTGAGCATGAGCGGATTGGTGACGAAAGAGATCAGGCCAGTGCCAAGGGCCTTCGCAGCGCCGAGCACGCCGGTGCCCGGCCCAAAGATCGCCGAGATTTGCGCGCCCTGCTGCGCCATGACCATAAACGGGCTCTGGCCGGACGCCAACGAAACGCCGATGTCAGCGATCTGATGGTTCAGGTTCGTCAGTTGCGCGGCGTTCAACTGGTTTGCGTTGACCGCCTGCCCTACGACGGCATTCTGCGTCATGTAGCGCTGGTTGGCCAATGCCATCAGTTCGTTCTGGCGTTCGATCGATACAAGGCCTTGTTCGCGAGCGCGCAGGAGCGTTCTCTCGACCTTTTCAAGCTGTAGCTGCCCTCGATGAACGGGATCGAGAGACCGCTGCAAACGCGCATAGGCCCGTTCAACGCTCAGTGTTGCGCGGGACGTCTTGGCCCCTTTCGACGCGACATTGTCCTGGGCAGCGGCGACCTTGTTCAGATCGGCGGCGGCCTCCTTGACACCGCGCGTCTTACCCTCAATCAGGACAGAGCTGCGGATTTCACTGATCGACGGCATTTCTGTCTTTGCTCACATGCTTGATGTAGTCCGCATCGAGAGTGCGGATCAGGCCTTCGAACCACTCGAATTCATCGATTCCGTGCGGGCCATAGCGCTGCGCATAGGCGTTGATGGCAGACCAGTAAATCGGGCCGCACCCGCCCATGCCGATCTGGCGATCGCCGTTGAGCGCCCAGAAGGCCCGCCAAACCGGCAACAGGTGGTCATGGGGATCGACGCGCCGCAGCAGCGCCTTCGGCGGCACCCCGTCCAGTTCGGCCTGATCTTCCAGCCATTGAACGCGCTCACCCCATTGCAGGTGCCAGGCGAGCGCGGCTGTTAGTTTCCCTCATCGGCCTTGGTGTCGACGGCGGCCTCGTCACCGACGATCAAGGCGGCCCAGACCACGCTGTCGCGGAAACGCCGGTATTCAGGCTCATTGAGCAGCGGCTCGGCCTGCCCCTTCGAATACTTGATCGGCTTCCCGTCATCGTCCGACAGGTTGCGCCAATCGAGCAGGACGGTTTCGAGAAGGCACTGCGAAACGATCCTGTCGGCCGCCGCCGGATCGATCATGCCGCCGATTTTGGCGCTTCGATCAAGGCCGCGGACGAGCTTGGCGTACAATGCGCGATAGTCCGCATTGTCCATACCCCGGACCTTGAGCTCGAGGTCGCCCATTTCCGGAATCTGATACTCGGTCGACGGCCCGATCCAGCGCCCCTGGTCGATCGCGACCGTATTCACCTTGACGGCGGAAAGCTTCATGATTTGTCCTTCTCAAGCTTGGGGAATTTGGCAAGGCCCTTGGCGACGATCAGGTCGGCATAGTCGTCGTCCTCGATGTCGGTCGGGCCCGCGGGATAGAACGTCTTGATGCCGCCCGGATAGCCGGTATGCGGCGTGGTCACGGTGACGGTTTTCATCAGGCTACCGCCCGCGTGATCTTCAGCGAGCACGCTTCTGATGCGTCGTAGACGGCGGTGTAGGGAAGCCTGACCATGATATCGTCATCGTTCCCGCCGACCGGCTTGGAGCCGCTGCCCAGGATGATCTTGGGCAGGTCGAAGGTGTATTTCTCGTTGGCGACCTGGCCCACCGTGAAGCTCACCGCGCCGCTGCCATGATCGAGCACCGACTGATAGAGCGTGTTGGACTCGAAATAGATCTCCATTTCGCCGGTAATCGTCGTGCGACCGGCGCCGAATTCCTCGGAATAGAGCGACCCGATGACAGGACGCGTCCTCAGATTGTTGTTGATGTTGAGCGTCAGGCTTCGGACCTTGTAGGAGCCGCCCAGGACGCTGAGTGAGCCCAGCGATCCGGAAGCCGACATGACCGCATTGGTGTTCGCCGCGGTATAGGTCGCGCCGAAAATGATCGCTGCGTCCAGCTGCTCCTGCTTCGCCATCACGTTGAAGCTGCCGGTGATCTTCCCGCGCGCAGTGAAGTTCAGCGACATTTGCGAGATCATGGCGCCGACATACCGTGAGAAGGAATCCGTCGCGCCGAGTTCAACCGTCTCCTCGAAGGTGAAGAACTTACGCGTCGTGCCGTTCTTCAGGATGTTCGCCGCCCAATCCCCGAACATGACTGCCGCGAGGATGTCGTCAAATGACCCGTAGCTGAGTTCGAACGGATAGGAGCCCGCGACGTCCTGCCCGAGCTGGATTTCATCGCGGACATTGCGATCGGCCTGCAGTTCGTCGGAAATCGCCGTCGTCTTGTTCGTCGAGACCCCGCCGCCGGTCGTCCGCAGCACCTGGAACGCCGGCGTCGCCGGCGTCGTGCCAAATGTCGATTCCGCGATATAGGCAATGCGGGTCCCTGCCCCGTCACCAAAGGCCATGGCTCATGTCTCCTGATTGTCGGATAAGGATCGGTCAGCCGATCAGGTCGTAGTCGTAGGCAACCGCGAAACTCAGCTTGTAGTAGTTGCCGTCTTCATTCGTCTGGTCTTCCGTCGCCGGCGAGGCCTCGAAGCACTGGACACCGTCGAAGGTCTTGCCCCGAAACAGCGCCCGAAGCGTATCGGCCCAGCCGAGATAGGTATCCTTGCCCTGGCCGCGCTCGCCATGAATGACGATCCGGAACGCACCCTCTTCGCGCCAGACATTGGCGCCCGGCGACCCGATAGACATCTGCTCTTCATTGGCGACCGGATACTGAACCACGAGAAACGCGCCACCATCCGCCGGCGGCGTGGCGTCTTCGTTGATCGTCCGGATCGGACATGTGGCCCAGTTCGCCGCGAGACGCGTCTCCACGGCGGTCACGACGGCAGCAGACGCCATCAGCGCATCCTCACCACGATGGCTGGATTACGAACATCTTTGAGCAGTTGCCGTTCGCGAGCCTTGGTGCCGAGATCTGGCAAATCACGTCCCCTCGCCCACTCAAGGATCGGACCGGTCAGCGGCTCGCGAAAGGTGAACTTGATCGAAGCCATATTGCTGAACCGCCTTCGGGCAAGAAGGGCCACTGCCTCGTAAACACCGGATGGCGCCTGGCGAGAAAGCCCGCGTTCGATTTTGCGCGCATAGGGCTGCACGTTGACAAACACGTACTCGTCAGCCTCGACGAGTGGTGCCCCCGGCTCATGTGCAACGCCATCCGCAAAGAGCATGTGTGAATTGGCATACGTCCCCCTCCACACAGGCGAATGCTGGATTAGTTGCGTCCCGATCCATTCGAGCATGTCCTCGAAGATCTCGAATTCGAACAGGATCGTGCCCGTCGGCTTGACGCTCTCAAGGGGCGCGCCCGATCGGCCGTCGACATAGGTCTCATGCGGCGGCACATGACCGAGCGCTGCCTTGTTGATCGCCTGCGCCTCCGCCAGTTCCTCCTCGGCCGCATCGGCCAGGAAGCGGCTCGCGGCCTCCGGCGAGAGTGTATCGTCGATCAGGATCTCGATATCCCGGGCGATCGGCTCGACCTTGACGGTAACAGCCATCAGCCGCGCACCTGAAGCTCATAGGCGATCAGCGTATCGCCGATCCGCCTGGTATTGTCATCGCTAGCCTCGATGTTGCAGCGCCGCCCGGAGATCACGACGGCGTCGTTCTCCTCCGGCAAGCCCCAGGCCGTCCCCTCGACATCCTCCGCCAGAACGATCACCTTGCGGTCGCCCTGCTGAATGCCGCTGGTCAACTCATCCGCCCGGTAGCCCATCACGCGCGCTTTGACGGAGAGATCGGACGGCGTTGCGGCGGCGCCCTTGCGCAGGACGACCGTCTGGCCGCGTTGGTCGATCTGCCGGCGATACATCGCACGCGCTGCGTCCGGTGTCACAGGCCGGCCCTCCGATAGGGCATCAGCAGCGCGTTGACGGCTCGATCAACAGTCGCTGAAATCTTGTCGGAATCGGCGTATTCGGTCGACCCGACACCCTGCACCACTTCCTTGCTCGCCATAAGATCCGCCTTGGCCATAGTGTAGAGCTTCCCGACCATGATCTTGATCGCCGCTTTGATGGCTTCCGGCACGTCTTCAACGGCGCCGAAGCCGGAGACGAAGGTCACCTGAATGGCATCGGACCGGTCGCGGTAGACAGCCGGGCTATCGAACTGATCCCGGAACCGCACGAATGCACCGAGCGAGTCTTCCAGCAGCTCATGGAGTGAAGAGTCGACGGTCTGCTCGGCATTGTCGGCATCGAAGTACCTGACGGTCGCCGACGACACATCAGGGAACGGCAAGCGAATATCGCCGCTCCTTGGCCAGTCCGAGAAGTCCGCACGCCAGGTCTGGCTGACGATGCAGCGGCCAAGGATCCCGGCCCGGCCGTCGAGATGTGCCGTCGCCGCACCAATCAATGACAGAATCAAAACGTCATCGTCCGTGGTCGTGACACGACTGTTGGCCTTGACCTGGGCCAGGGTCACAGGTGCGTCGGTCGGCGCGACCGTGCGGACGGGCCGAAGCATCAGTCGACCTTCGCGATTTCCTGCTCAAGGCGCGTCGCGCCCCAGCGGCTGTCAACATCGATCCCTAGCGTCTCGGCGCGTTCCCTAAGAGCATCGATGTCGTCTTCCTTGCCCTTGTCCTCGGAATTGTTGCCTTCGGACGATGGTTCGGTTTCGGCTTCCGTTTCGACGGTTTCGACGTCCTCGGATGGGGGCTCGGTTTCGGCTTCTGCTGCGGACACGTATCCCTCCGCGACTAGTCCGGGGACGAGTTCATCTGGAATATTCCGCTCCTCGCCCACCTCAGCACCCTTTGCCGTGAAGCCGTCTTCCGAGTAGGGGAAATACTTGAGGATCTTGCAAAGCATGGCAGTAACTTTCATAGAAATGGACGGAGCCGAAGCCCCGCCCTAGCCAAGGGGATCAGCCAGCATGACGCGGGTTGCCGAGCGCAGCGCAAGCGCTCAGCGTACCGCCGGAAGTGGTGCCAGCGCTGGTCACCACGAGCCGGATGTACCGCTTGTCGCCCTTGTACCCGATGCTCTTGATCGCATCGTCATCAGTGGCAGCAAACGTCGCAGCCGCGATGGTTCCGATCAATTCGGCCGCGGTCACCGCGACGCCGTCGGACAGATCGCTCTGGTCGCCGGCAACGAGAGAGGGAGTGTAGGTCCCATCGGTAAGCGTCGCAGATTGAAGAAAGAACGCGACGCTCTGGTATCCTTGGAGGTCGACAATTTCACCGTTGGTGGCGGTGTCTGTGCTGATCGCTTGCGGCGTGAGAGCCACTTTCGGCGTCAGATTGCTGTGCAAATCACGCATAGGATTGCTCGCTTGTTCGGAATTGAGGGGTAGCGGGCCGCTGGTTCGCGCGGCCCGCTATGATCACTAAGCCGCGCAAACCAGCGCGCGGAGCGCCTCGGCCAGAGTCACTTGACCGCCGACACGCTTGCGCAGGATGAAGCGCACATTGCCGGACGTCGCCTGTGTATAGGGATCGCGAAGCATCTCCATGACGATCCGGTCGACCCAGGTGTAGGCACGGCGGAAATCGCCGAATGCGACGGGCTTGGTGCCGGCACCTTCGTTCGGCATATCCGGCATTTCTACATAGGGAGCGCCGTTGATCGAATTCGGCTGGCCCTGGGCCAAGCCGGGCATCCAGAGATACTGGTTGTTGGCATCCTTGAGCTTGCGAACCGAGCCAAGCGTGGTGCGATTCATCAACCAGGTGGCATTGCGAGCGTAGGCGGTTTTGATCCCGTAGAACAGCGACAGGATACCGTCGGCGGTAACCGCGGTGGCCGCCCCGGAATTGGTGGTCGCCACGTCCGCATTGGACAGGAACCCTTCGGGCTTGCCGACACCGGTGCCGGACACGAACGCTGTCCCTTCCGCGACCGAAAACTGCTCCTCGGCCTCCATCCGGATCTCGGCCTCCATATCGAATGCGGAGTCCTCGACCATCTGATTGGAGATGTCGATCAGTGCGTACAGCTCGTGCGTCGGGAGTTCTTCCAGGCCATAGGAAAGCCCTGTCGTTTCGGACTTGGTGCCCTGTTCCGACACCCACTGCGCGGCAAACTGACCGGTACGTTTCGGGATCTCCACCGACTTGTTCATCGTTGTGCGAACGCGCGCGAGCGACCGCACAGGGCTCATTTCGGTGATGCCCTTGATGATCTCCCGAACGTATTCCTCCGGGGCCAGATAGCCGCCGGCCGTATCGGTTGACACGTTGAGCGACTTGTACTCGTTCCGGATCGCGTCGATCGCCTTCCGCTCTTCCTCGGGCAAGTTCGGCACGCCGACGGAATACGCGTTGACGACACCGCGGGCCCAGAGATTGACCCGCTCCTTGAGCTCTTCAGCGCGATCTTCGCGAGATTTCGGCGGGCGCCCGGCCTTGGTCTCGATCCGGTCAAGCTGACTTTTCAGCTCTTTTCGGTCTTCATCGGCGGCATGGGCCTTCTTTTCAGCCTCGGTCAGCTTCTGGTTCAGGTCCTCGAACTTCGCAAGATCCTGCTCGATCTTTGCCAGTTTTTCCTCGGTCAGAGGATCGGCCGCGCCTTTCTCTTCGACCTGCTTCAGCCGCTCGTCGTTGGCCTTCTTGAACTCATCGAATGTGCTCATGAAGTCATCTACCGACTTCTTGATTTCCTCGATGAGGTTCTCGCCATCCTTGCGCTCCGGCGCAATAAGGGCGGTGGTCCCGAGCAGCTCGGGATTGACATGTTTGGACATGATGGAATGCCTTGATCAGGCGCGCAGGGCTTCTGTCGCCTTGCGCAACGACATGAGCACGTCTGCGGCTTCGTCACGAAGCCCCGGCTCGGGTCCCTCAGCATCCCGCTGAAGCGCTTTGCGGAAGATCGACACCGCGATTTTGCTGTGTCGTCGCGACAAACCTGCATCCCGCAGGTCACCTTCCATTTCGCCAGGATCAAAGTCCTTCACATTCTCCACCAACGCCCCCGGCATTGCGGGTACGGTGACGAGAGAAACCTCGAACAGTTCGATCTGCTTGAGCAACCTTGCACCGGTGGTGCGATCTATCGCTTTGTCGATCGTTTTGTAGCCGATGGATAGATGCCGGATTGCCCCACGACCAAGAAGTGCACGGGCTATCTTGGCTTGCGGCACATCCAGGATCAGTTCGCCAGTAGCGTGAAGCCCCTTCTCGTCTTCCCGCAAGTCCGTCCATACACCAATCGGATTGTCTGGATCGTGCTGCCAGAGCATGGGGGGCATCGAACCGGCCTTCTTCCAATCCGCTATGGAGCTCTTGAAAGCACCAGGAACGATGATGTCGCCGACCCGATCGAGCGAGTTGAAGACTGCCCCATAACCCTCAACAAAGCCGGGCCGCTCTTCGTCCTGCACAAATTTTAGTTCGCAAGCAAAATCGAACCGTTCGCGACCCGACGAGCTCTTTCTTTCAACAATTCGCATAAATCAGCCCTCACTCGGCTGCGCAGATGGATTTGTCGGCTGGGGCAGCTTGTCACCGTCCGGATGCGGGTCTCGCCCCTCGTCCGCACGCACCTCATTCGGAGTCAGCCAGGCGGGAGAACCACCGGATCCGAGCGCCTTCGCGTTGTACTCGGCGCGGTCCTTCACATTGCCCATCGTCAAATACCGGAAGTCGAATTCCGGCTCCAAATCACCCTCATAGTCAAGCAAGTCCCTATCAACTGCCTGTTTCCAGCGCTCCGCCCATGGCTTCAGCGTCTCCCGCACATGTGCGCTAAAGAAAGCCTCCGCACTGGCGAATGTCGGCGTCTGGTCCCCCGCATGACCGACCATCTGCGGGAACACCTTCAAGGCCCGGCAAATCTCTTCGATTTGGAACTTCCGAAGCTCAATATGCTGATTGTCTACGCCCGAGAATGCAAACGGTGTCCAAGACGCCTTCGAGTCCAAAACAGCCGTCCGGAAGGCGTTTTCAACGCCGCCCATGACGCTGTTCCACTGCTTCTTCAGCGCTTCGCGGCTTTCAGGGCTGAGATCACCCTCGACGGCTAAAATGCCGCCTGGGCGGGCGCCGTTCGCGTGCAGGCTGGCATGGGTCTGCTCCGTCGCGATGGCAAGGCCAATCGCCTCGCGTGCTTTCTGGACAAGGTCCAGACCTACGATCCCATCCCAAGACGGGCCGCGAAGGTGGAACATCCGCTCCCGCGGCACCGTGCCGAGCAACTTCTTTCCGTCGAAGATATGGTATTTGAGCGTGTAGTCGCTCTCCTGCTCAACTTGAACCGAGCCTTCGCAAATTGGTGTCAGCTCGATCGGCTCGCCGTTGACATCGCCGATGTAGGCGTACCCGTTGCCCGTCAGAACGGCGTGAAGCGTCATTGTCTCCCGAAACTCGAATGCCGTCTGCCAATCATTCGGGCGACGAGTCAGCAATCGACGAACGGGATGACCCGGAAGTTCTTCCCTGTTCTTTCCCGGCGGTCGACGCACAATTCGTAGCGGGAGTTGGGCGCAACCTTCAGCGATCACACGTGCGCAATCCAGCACTGTTGAAACGCCCAGCGCGGTTTGCACTGTGACAGGCACACCCGACTTTGCCTTTCGAAGGTCGAAGAAGAGCTCCCAATTCGCATCAAACCCGACAGATTTGGTCTGAAGCCCCGCTGTCACGGCCGAGAAGATTCCACCCATATCAATTGGCCTTCATGCCGCTCAGCAGGGCACCAGCCAGCAACAAAACACCGCCAGCTATGAAACCGGCGGCCGGCAGCACAAGCCACGCGCCGTATGCTATGAGCCCGACCCCTGCCAGACCCGCTAGGTCGCGGATCAAGGCCGGAGCATAGGCCGCAAACTGTCTCAAGGCATATCGCGGTGCGCTCATGATAACTCTACGGCTTATAGAAGGATCAGTTCTTCGGTCTCTAGATACGAGCCGTTCACTTTGGTTTCGTGCGCATGAGCCGCGCCGACCGCCATGGCCAGCGCAATCGCCGCATCGATCTTGTTCGTCGATTTCTCTTTGGACAGCCAGTAGTTGTCCCAACGGTCACTAACCGTCACCGCACTCATCATGGCGGAGATCAGGACCGGATTTCTTCGGATCCGGATGCGCCCCTCGGTGATCAGATCCTCAAGCCGCCGGATGCTCATCGGCATCCAAAGGCCCTCGGGTTCCCGGTCGGCCTCTTTCGCCGCTTTGATCATGGCGTCGGTGGGCTTGCCTTTCTTTACCCCGCCTTGCGGGTGCTCGACGAATTGAAGGGAGAGGCCGATTTCTGTGCACTCAGGCTCGAGCCCGCTTGCGAACGCATACCGGTCATAGGCCAAACACTGAACGTCGTAGTCGCGCACGTTTTCAGCGAGTGCCTGCGCGACATGGCGATAGTTGATGCTCTTTCCTGCGGGCGCGTTGAGATAACCCTTTGCTACCCAGACATCGTAGGGCAGGTTGTCCTCCTTCGCGCGCTCCGCGAGCGTATCGCCAGGCGTCCACGCCTCAATCCAGGCATCAAAGAGCGGCTTTCCCGCATGCTCGCCCGAGGCAACCGTGCCGGTGCGAACCACATAACCCAGAGCCGTGATGTCCTTGTTGCGCGACAGGTCGCAACCTATCCAGACCTGCTTGCCGCGATGATCATTCGGGGCGTATTCCACCAAGACCGGCTCAAGCGCCTTTCTTGTCAGCCAGGCAGTGGCGGCATCTGTCCAGACGCAGAAATGCAGCCGCAGGATCGAATTCAGTTTCGAGGGAATATCGCGCGCCTGCGCGACAACCCCAGCAAGGTACTCCTCAGTTATGGTTACGCCGAGAAGCGGATTGGCCTTCGGCCAACACGACGGGTCTTCGAGCGGGTCATCTTCCGGATCGATCGCGCAGACGTAGCTGAACGTCGTGTCGTCTATCGCTTCGCCGAGATACTCCGCATCTCCATCCTTCGCATCCCGGTCGCCGGCAGCCACCCGGATCGCATGCTCATGTTCATACCAGCAGGCAGAGTTTCGATCGCTCCCAGAGTTCGTAATCATCAAGAGCAAAGGCTGCCGTCGGAACTTGAAGCCGCGCTCGAGGATCTCGATTATCCCCGCGTCGGCATGCTCGTGAAGTTCGTCGACAAGCGCAAAATGCGGTCTCGGGCCTGAACCGGTCTTTTTCGTCTCTCGGGAAACCGGACGGAAGAACGATCCGTTCCGGAGATAGGCTATGTTGAACTCCCTGCCCGGCCCGCCGCTCATTTTGACGCGCTTGGCCAGGTCCGGAGATTTTTCCACCATCTTCACGGCATCTCGGAACAGAATGCCCGCCTGCTCCTTCGTGGCCCCGGCTGAATAGATTTCGGCGCCTGCCTCGCCGTCATACATCAGGCCGAACAATCCGATGCCGCCGGCAAGCGGTGATTTCCCGTTCCCCTTCCCCTGTTCGATGTAGGCCCGTCGAAAGCGCCGTGTCCCGTCCGCTTTCTTCCACCCGAATAGCGACCCGATTATGAAATCCTGCGATGGATGTGATCGGAACGGCTGGTCTTCGAACTGGCCTTCGCTGAGTTTCAATCGCCCCTCGAAAAACCCTTCGATCGCACGATGAGCCGCCACTCCATCAAACCAAATGTCCGTCCGGGCCAGGTCGCATAGGTGACGTCTACATGCGTTTCGAACATGCGGGCCGGCGACAACTTCACCCGAAACGACGGCTTGAGCATACGCGTTGACCCGATTAAGCGAACTCGTCGTCGTCCTCGTCTTCGGCATCGGCGGTGCGGTTTCTCTCGTCGGTCAGGCCGAGTTCGCTCATGTAGGCACGCATCTGTCCGTGCTTTGATGCGGGGAATCCGGTCGGATTGAAGCGGAACTCTGCCCACAGTTCGCAAAAGGCGATCGCCGCGGGCTCCCGAGATCCGTCAAGCCAGCCTGCCGGCGCGATGTATCGATCCCAAGCCTTGCGCGCCTCGCCCTTCAACGTGGCAGGACGCTTCAGATCATTGAAACGGCCCGCCTGGGTCACGGCCGCCTTCGCATCGTCGACCGAACCATGGCGAGTGGCCCGGTGCGTCCCATCAACCAACCGCAGCTGTGACGGCTTCGGCTTAGCGCCGCGAGTAGCCATATTCAGCAGTCCCGAACATCAATCTGGTTTTGCGAAAGATTGTGCCCCACGCCGGTCCCGCGTCCCCGGGGCCCAGAGATTTGATGCCCCCCGGTCACAGTGTGGCCTGTCTGCAACACTTTCACCCTTCGCCCTCAGGGGCTCACTGACGGGCGTTTGCCGGGTGACGCGGGTCTGTAGGCCAGCCATCCGTATCGACCGCTGCCGAGTATCCCAAGCGCTCCTCACGCTGCTTGGCTCCAGCATGGTGCGCCTTGCATAGAGACTGGAACGGACCGGCGAAGAACTTGGCCTTGTCACCACGGTGCGGCTCGATGTGGTCACAGTCGGTGGCTGGGACTGCCCTGCCCTCGTCCACACACATCCGACACAGCGGCTCTTTGCGCAGCTGAGCGACGCTGATCGCCCTCCATGCCTTGGTCTTGTACCATCGGCGGTAGGCGCGCGCTGCGTTGCTGCGTTGATCCATATCGCATTCCGCAGTCAGGGGCACTGGCATGCCCCAGCCCCCGTCACCTGCGCAGCTAACGCATACGGGCTGCCGGAATGGAGACGGCCAGAGTAACGCGAACGTGCCGTACTCAAAATCGGGTCCGGCACCACCAGCAAATTATATTTCTGTATGTCAGGCCGGTGCCCGACTCTACCCGATTGCCGTAGCCGTAACGCATTGAGTTGCCTATAGTGCTCGCTGGGGTTGAACTCGACTGCAGGGCGCGGAAGTGATGAATCTGGCGAAACTAGAGGAGAAATTGATAATATATTGGAAGAATCAGAAAGAAAATATTCTGATCTCTTCCGTCATGTTAGCAATGACATTCGTGTTTCTGGCATCCATTAGCAGCACGTGGCAATTCCTCTTGGCAGCAGCCACTATTTTTGTAATTGGTTTTGCTATTACCGGCTTAGTGTTAGTTTGGATTTTCTTAAGGCTGATGTGTGATATCCTTTACGCCGTTCGGTTTCCAACCCTGTCCATCGAAGCGGCGCAGCGACACCCCTCCATATACAGATTGTCATTGTTCATGATCCGGGCTGGCTTGGCCTTATTGATAATCGGCGCTCCTATGCTCCTGTTTTCCGACTATTTATTCAACAAAGAGCACACGTTATACAGTGTTATAATAGGAGGAGTGCTTCTTATACTAGGATCCATTCTCTTTTTCGAAGGCGGCCGGATAATGCGCAGGTTGCGAATGAACACTGCGAAACAGCTACAACTGGAAGGCCAGCAAGTTGATACACGGCCTTACACGGATATCGACCTATCGCAGTTGCGGCCGTGGGACAGCGGCGAATTCTGGCGCGGCCCTAGGCCACCGGGGCTTTAGCAGGATGGCAGTCGCGGATCAATGATGCGCTGTGCAAGGCCGGGCCCTAACGCTTAATTCAACGGGCCCAGTTGTTCAGAAATCGCAGGCCAACCGAAACACAGAAACACAATCGAACACACGCAAAAATTTAGTGGATTCCGGTAGACAACCCTAAATTTGCAGATCTATTATTAGCCACATAATCAGAAAAGACGTTTTGAAGCCAATGAACCCTCTGGGGCACCCATATGAAAGCTCATATTGACGTAGGGGCAGAATTCGACACGAAGGCAATAACCCGAGACCGGCAACTCGAGACACCTCCTTATCAAGTTCAGATCAATACCAGATTGTTGGGCCGGAATTTTCCCAGCGGGGCCACAGTCGTTGTGGACCCTTGCGCGGAAATTCGACCCGGTGACATCGTCTATGCAGTATTCGGCCAGGAAAACGAAAATCTGACCAAACGGTTCTTCGAATGGTACGATGGCGCATTGAACGAATTCGATAAGGTCTGTGCGATCCATAAAGTGGTCGCAAAGCTGCCTCGTACTTGATGCCCGTGTGCGAACGTAAGGCGCACACAACGCGAACCATAAGGTTGCAACTGGTTGCAAATGGAGAAGCCTCGCCTTCAGCGGGGCTTCACGCCGGGCATGAGAATGACGACATCGCCACGATGTCTTCTAGGCCGTTTCGGCCGGGCGGCTGCCGGAGTGTCGCACTGGCACGGGCCAGATTGGGCCGGGTCAGCCACCGATCGGGCGTCAACGGTCAGGTCCGCTGACAATCTCCCCGATCGCGTCAGGCGGAAGCTCCACCTTGACGCCCGCGCAATATGCCTTGATTTTGTTCCCAAGGTCAACCGAGACTTGGGCAATAAGTCCTTCGAGAGGATTTCCGTCCGCAATCCTGGCGATTGTGCCGGGATCGAGCCGCTTGCGGCCAACCTCGTCGACAGCCTGCCCCTCGGCCTCCTCCATGATCCGATCCATGATCTCATCGGGAAGTGGGACCGGGTCGCGGCCGGGCACGCTGATCACGGTAGAGACCCACAACGTGTCGTTGATCAGGCCTATCTCGAATGGTTCGCAGAGCACGAAGATGTACCGGTGGAAGCGCGGCACATCGCTCCATGCGGCCATGAACCGGGCCTGCTTGATCGTTGTTCCGGGAACCCGGCGCCGTTTGCGCACACGAATGACTGGGAAGAAGGTCATAAACCCCTGCCGCCGCAATTCGCGGTCCGCGCCGGCTTCGGCTTGCGGGTGAGTATGGACCGCATACCAGTTCTTCATTGCTCCGCGGCCTCCTTGATCTCCACGGAATAGCTCTCGACCACGGTCAGGCCGTTCTCGACTGACGGGTGCCCGCTACGGTGGGCTAACGAGTGCCCGGGCACATACCGAAGCGCGCCTTTCCAGGCGATCACGTCGATCCTGATGACCAGCGTGCCCGGCAGGTGGCCGACGACCACGCCCTCCCAGCCGGACGACGTGCAGCGGACTCTCTTGCCGATGTCGATCGGGCCACGGGTCATGCGGCGCGCTCCATCCGAGCCATCAGCACGTCGTTCCAATCGCCGACCTGCGGGGGAATTGCGACGGTCACAGTGCGGCCGCGCGTTGCAAGCCGATGCGCCAAGGCATATGCCGAGGATTGGCCGGTGAACCCGGCATCGTTGTCACCGAAGACGATGATCTCCTTCGCCTCCTCCGGCGGCTCCCATGCCATCATCAGGCCAGCGGTGAGCGCGGCCCACACAGGTATGCTCCAGAGGACCGACGCGGAGAAAGCCGTCTCGATACCCTCCGCAACCCCGAGGACGTCGCCGGCCGGCGCAAGGCGGACAGCTCCACCCTTCTCGATCTTGCCGGGCATGAGCCCCCGTGGCTTCTCCACGGGCGCCTTCCCACCGTTACCGTCGAGAAACGTCCGGTGGATGGTCACCGGTCGACCGTCCGGCGCCATGAACTTCGCGATCATCGCCGGGAAGTAGCGGGCTTCGCCACCAATGTATCGGCAGCGCTCGACATAGCGAAGGGTCGACGGATAGTCGTCCGGCTCAATCCCGCGGCATTCGAGATAGTAGGCGACAGGATCACCCCGCTCGATGCGGTGTCCCACCCGCCACAGCCGGTTCATCGAATCCCGGAGCGATTGTTCGTCTCGCTTCTGCCGAACCTGTGTCGTCTCCGCCTTGCCGACGATCGCCTCGACCTCGCGGGCGCACTCGGCGAAGTCCCAGCCCTTCACCCTCATCAGCAGCGAGAAGCCGTCCCCCGCCCCGCATACCGAGCAAATCCACGTCCCGGTGCCGTCCTTGTCGTCGAACCGGAACCGGTCGCGCCCCTCATCGCAAACCGGACAAGGGCCGTGCTTGCCGGTCAGGTACCGCCGGTCGATCCCTAGCATCGACAACAGGCTTGGCCATCGGCCCTTGGCGAGATCGCGAAGACTGCTCATGCCGCCTTGCCTCGCGATTTCGCGTAGCGGATGTCTTTTGCGCGGATCCACGACCGGACAACCTCGCCAACGGCCTCAGCCGGCTCAGCGTCCTTCAAGCGCTGATCGTTGGGCCACACCGAATAGTAGTCGCGGTATGCATGCGCGACCCAGCCGGGCGACCGGCCACGATCGAGAGCGAACCTGCGCAGCTGCCGGATGAAGTTGATCTTGACCGGCCATTCGTCGGTCTGGTTTCGCCGCTCAGCTGCGCTGACCTTTCGCCCGACGCGATTGACCTCGACGAGCTCACCATCCCCGACAGCCACATCCGCCTGTCGCTGCGGCGCGAACCCGCAGGACGGGCATTCGTGCGTCGATGGGGGCTTCAGGAAGGCGCAGGACGGGCATTCTTTCGGCAGCGGCGCAGACCGGTCCCGTTCGCCGCTCGACTTGCTCCTGCGGCCATCGTTGAGGGTTTCGTGCTTGATATCCGTGACGAAACCCAAGCGCTGTGTCGTGTCGCTGTGATCCAGAACCCGGAGGTCCTCCTTGCCGACCGCCGTGCGCAAGCCGCGGCCGATCATCTGGACGTAGAGCATCTCGCTTTTGGTCGGCCGGGCGAGCACGATGCAACGCACATCCCAGTCAACGCCGGTGGTGAGGCACGCGACGTTGCAGACGACCTTCACGTCGCCGGAGTGGAACCGGCGACGGATGGCTTCCCGCTCCTCGGCATCCGTGAACGCGTCGATGTACGCGGTCGGAATTCCGGCTTCGGCGAAGCGCTCCTCGAGATGCCGGGCATGAGCGCGATCGACACCGAACACCAGTGTCGGGCGATCCTCGCCAAGGCGACGCCAGGTCTCGACGACATCCGCCGTCAGGTCTGGCTTGTCCATCGCTTCCGACAGGTCGCCCTCGTGATAGTCGCCCGCGACCGTCCGGACGCCCTGCAGGTCGGGATGCGACGGCGCGAAAACATGGAACGGCGCAAGATAGCCCGCCTGGATCAGATCCCCCGTTGTCGCCGCGATGATCAGGTCGTCGAAGTGCTTGCCAAGCCCCTTGGTCCACGGCGTCGCGGACAGCCCAACGAATGGGATTCCGGCCCATTCGGGCTTGGCCATCCACTTGCCGTAGAACTCGTACCAACGATGCGCCTCGTCAATCACGACGATATCGGCCTCGGGGATTTCGCGGCGCTGCAGGGTCTGAACGCTGGCGATCTGGACCGGCTTCGCGGCGTTGGTCATCTCGTGATTGGCCTGGATCACGCCGACGTCCCGGATGCCTTCGGCCCAGAAGGCCTGCACGGTCTGATCGACCAGCGACAGGGCCGGCACCGTGAAGATGATCCGGTTGCCCTTGCCCAACGCGCCGTCGACGATCGCGGCGGCAAGGATCGTTTTCCCGAACCCCGTCGGCGCCTGGATCATGGGCCTGCGACGCCCCCCGACCAAGGACCAGCGAAGCCTGTCGAGGGCAGCAGTCTGATGAGGGCGGAGGTCGCTGTTCATGAGCCCGCGCCCCCTGAGAAATTAACTACTTCAGTAGGTGTTGTATCCTCTTGGCTAGGTCTTTTGTCCCTGTCTATGTCCTTCTCTCTCTGCGACGTCGCGCGTACGAAACGCGTTTCATCATGCGTTTCATCATGCGTTTCAGGTGGCGTTTCATCCGCGTTTCGTTGGCGTTGCCGCCAGCGTTTCAGTCTATCGGCGTCCTTGTTTCGCTTGCTGACCTGAGTGCGTTTCCGCTCCCATGCTTCGATCGCCTTTTCGCAGACGACAGGATGGTACAGTCGCCCATCAGTGCACTTGATCCAGCCCTGGAGCGCTGCGGTCCTGACCCTCTTCCACTTCGAACCGGCCTGGCTCAGGATCGCCAGCATCTTGTCATTGTCCGGCAAGGAACCCGCTGGCATCTGATGCCAGCTTTCCAGCCAGAGCGTCATCGCCGCGGCCTTCTCGTCGCCACTCGCGGTCAGCCACGTCTCGCTCGTCAGCAACCTGCGAATGTCGACCGGCATGAAGGGGAAGTCGCGGAGATCAAGATCGGCGTGAACAAGAGGCTCGGTCATTGCGGTCAAGCCTCCCGGAGGTCCAGTTTGTCGATCAGGAATTGCGTCTCCTCGTGCGTCAGCACCGAGACATCATCGGCGCGCATCTCCATCAGCAACCGCTTCAGTGCGGCGTCAGCGGCACCCGTGCCGCGCGCAACGAGCAGCATGGCGCTGGTGGCGTTGACGAGCGCCCGGCGAGCCGTGGAGCGTCTGTGTGGGTGCTCTTGCGGGAGATAGGCGACGGTCATCGGATCACCTCGCCGAACAGGTTGCGCTCAGCCGGCGGGATGCGGCGGCGACCGTTCGCTGCCCATTGCAAGAGCATTGCAGCGAAGCCGAGTTGGCCGTTTATGCGCCGAATGCGGGCTTCGCGCAGAAGCGTCCGGCAGTAGAAGACCCGCATTTCCCTTTCATCAATGCCGACAGCAGTCATTCGGCTGCCTCCGCCTGCACCGCCATGTCGGCGCAGTTCGCCGCGACCAGCGCGCGGGCGATATCCGGACACACCGAGTTCCCACACATCCGGATCGCCGCCGTTTTGGTCATCCGGATTTCGGCCCCGTCCGCGTCGACGCCGCGATCGATGATGTAGGAATCCGGGAATCCCTGCGCCCGGAACAACTCGCGCGCCGTCAGCATGCGCATGCCGATGTCGACGATCTCGAATGGCTCGCCGCCCACCGTGACAAGCCCGAAACGAGGCTTTGCCGTGACGGTGTGCAGCGGGTCGCCCAGGTCCTGACCGATCGCAGAGCCGAAATACTTGATCAGGAACGCGCGGACCTCGGCCTGATGCCAGCCGCCTGCCGGGTGTCTAGACACCTGCGCCGGGGCGGGCGCGTCCGGCCCGCTCATCCGCCGATCGGATCCTTTCAGGTTGACCAGCCCGGCCGAGACGACGGCCTGGGTGCAGCCCTTCTGCACCACGGTCGAGACCGGCTTGCGCGCGTCATGTCCCGTGACGCCCGTGTTGTGCTGCGCCAGGAACGCCGCGACCACCCCGAGCGGCGGCGCGCCGCCCGGCCGCTTGATGTAGCTGTTCGCCGTGACGGTCGGTGCCGGCTCGTCGATCGGAACACCCCCGGAGTCGCCGCGAAACTTCGCCAGATGCGGCGCGATCAGGATCTGATCGGCCTTCGCCGTCAGGGTGTTCAGCGGCGCGTTGCCGGGCTTCGGCGGCGATTGCGCCGCACGGCCGCCGCATCCCGACAGCACCGGCGCGACAAGCGTATGGCCGTTGCCGTTCGGCACGACCGTCGGCGACGGACCGGTCACGGCATGGGTGCGCGGCTCCTGTCCCGCCCGCTCGCCATATCGCGGCACCAGATAGGGCGCGACGAGCGCCTTTTCGCCCCGGTTCGCCCCGGTAACGGTGCGCAGCGGGTCATCTATCCGCTCGACGCGATCGCCGCCCTGATGGGTCAGGTTCGCCACGAACGGCTGCACAAAGGCATGCCGGTTTTCCGTGACGACGGTGCGCAGCGGCTGGTCAACGGCCGAACTGCGATCCGTGCCGCCGGCGCCCTCGCCATAATAACTGACTATAAACGGCTCCGCCGCATCGATCACATAGCGCTTCACGCCCTTTGCAATCCTGGCCATCGTGTTCTCCGCCAAGGGCCTCTTGCAGCCGATCGCGCGGGCCTCCTCTTTCGTCAGGAAGATCGACGGACAGGGAATCGAGAAGTCGATCACGCTGTCCGCTGCGGTGCGATAGGGCAGCTTGCGGCCGGCCAGGACATCGGGATCGTCCGGCGCGCCATGCGTCGGCTTTGGCCAGATAATCGGGTGCCCGTCGCGCCGGGCGATAACGAACAGCCGTTTGCGGATGGTCGGCGCGCCATAGTCGCAGGCCCGCAGTTCCCGCCACTCGACCTTGTATCCGAGCCGCTTCAGGTCCTTCACCCAGGCCGCGAAGGTCTGCCCGCGCCGGTCCGGACACGGCGCGAACCGCCCCGGCTCGCGTTCGGTGAGCGGCCCCCAATCGCGGAATTCCTCGACATTCTCCAGGATGATCACGCGGGGCCGAACGCGGCGCGCCCAAAGGACGACGGTCCAGGCCAGATCACGGATATTCCGCTTGACCGGCTTGCCGCCCTTGGCCTTCGAGAAGTGCTTGCAATCCGGCGAGGCCCAGAGCAGCCCGACAGGCCGGTTGCCGACCAGATCGTCGGGATCGGCCTTCCATATGTTGCGCTCGACATGCAGGGTCTCGGGATGGTTTGCCCGATGCATCGCGATCGCTTCGGCATCGTGGTTGATCGCGATATCAGGCGACCGGCCGAGCGCCATTTCGATGCCCGTCGATGCACCGCCCCCGCCGGCGAAGGAATCGATGATCAGTTCCATCACCGAATCATCTCCATCTGCTCCTGCGTCTGAACCGCGCGCGGCGCGGAAACATGCGCCCCGTCCGGTGTGTCGGCTTCAGGGAACGGCCGGCGCCGCAATTGCCGACACACCGCCTCGGCGATCTCGCGGCCCGTCATGTGCCAGGCCATCTGCCCGACGATCTCGCGGATCGGTGCACGTCGCCCGTGCGCGACGCGGTTGCGCGTCGCCTCATCGACAAGCTCGGCGCGCCACAGCAGCGACAGCAGATCCCAAGCGCGCGGCTGCGCCATCTCCGGCCGGGGCATGCGCCAGGCGTAGTTCAGGTTGGCCCCGAATTCCTCGATCGTCGGGGCGGGATGGCACCACAGTTCAGGCCGGCGCGGCCCATTCATAACGCCCGCCAGATCCTCGGTTGGGCGCAGACCGTATTCGTATTCCTCGAACCACTTGCGATGGGCGACAACCACGACCTGGTGTGCCGCCTGCTGGAACGCCGCGACCTGTCCGGCCAGCCGGCTCAGCGTGTCCCGCTCCGATTTGATCTCGAACACCACCAACCGGTCGCGCCCCACGGCGGCGAGATCGACCCGCCGCTCGCCCATGACCAACTCATGCACCACCCGTGCGCCCTGCACGCCCGCAACGCCGCCCATCCGCCGGATGTGGCCGGCCACCGCATCGCGGATCTCCCGTTCGGCTGCCGAGCCCGGCATCACTTGCCACCCCGCCGGTAGTATTCCTGCTCGGTGATCTCCGCGCAGGTAAACATGGACGCGATCTTCCGCTCCTCCGCTGCATTGCGCGTACGGTGGCCGTTCTCGACGAGGAGCTTGTAATCCTCTGCCTGCTGGGTCGCCTCGCCCCAGGTATCGATCGCGGCCTGCTGCAGGTCGTCGTTGAGCTTCCGTTTCGGCGCCGGCCAGTCCTCGCGTTTCATTCGGCGGCTCCCGCGAACAATTCGGATTGCCGGTCCTCGGCATCGAGATAGCGGCAGGACTGGCGCCAGTAGCTTTCCTTCAATTCGATGCCGATGAATTTTCGGGATTGCTTGAGCGCGACGACACCTTCGGAGCCGATCCCCATGAATGGCGACAGCACAACATCACCCGGATTGCTCCAGAGCGTTATCGCGCGTTCAATCACGTCGAGTTGCAGCGGACACAAATGGCGCTCGTCCTGCGCCTCACGCGCCATCCTGACGTTCAGGACATTAGACTGATCAACTGTCATCCAAACCGGTGATGCCCATTCCTGCCATTGATCGAGCGGAAACTCGGTTGGCGTGTGAGCAATCGGCTCGGCATTGTCACCGGGCTTTACGAAGGTCAGCAGATAGTCGGGCATCCCGCCGCGCGACTTGGCGCTGTCCTTCTGCAGTTGCTTGTAAAGAAGGCCAACATGCTTAGTCCGCGTCATCTCCGTGACCGGACACTTCCAGATGGTCCGGCGCCCGTGAAGTATCCAGCCAGCACGTCGGTGGATATCTATAATCTGACCTGAGAAATCCTTTATGCCCACTGCCCCATCCCGCCACTTAGTCATTGGCAGGTCGGAACAGTGCACTGCCGTCAGGCGTCCTGGCTTTGTTACTCTGAGCTTCTCACCAACCAAGTACGCATAGTGGGCCGCGAATTCCTCGTCGGTAGAATTCCCCATGTCAGCTGCACTTTCCGAGTACACGAACAACGACCCAAACGGAGGTGAATAGATCGAGAAATCGACGCTGTTTTCTGGAAACTGGCGGGCGATGTCGACGCAATCGCCGTGATAGGCCGCATACCGATCGTCATGCACCGCGTTCAGGCAACGGATCTCAGCCATGCCGGCACCTCCGCTATGTGGTTTGGGTCGTAGGCAACCTTGAGGCCGGCAGTGCGACCAGTCGCCCGGCGCATGGCATCCCGCATGGCGGCCTTCATCTTCGCGTGATCATCTGCCTTGCGGTTGATCACGCGGCCGATCGTGTCTTCGCCCTCGGCAACGACGAGATCGACGATGACGCGGCGTTTTTGGCCATAGCGCCAGCAGCGGCGCACCGCCTGATACCAGGTCTCATAGGAGTAAGTTCGGCCGACGAAGGCCATCCGAGCGCAATGCGACCAGTCGAGGCCGAACCCGCACATGCTCGGCTTGGCGATCAACGTCTTGATGTCGCCCGTCGAAAAGGCTTCGAGGATCCGTTCCTTCTCATCGATCGACATTGAGCCGCGGACTTCCGACGCATCGGGGACCGCGCGCTTCAGAACGTCGGCCTCGTAGTTCGTGTCGCACCAGATGATCCTGGTTTCTCCGGGCTCATCTGCAACGAGCTCGGCCATCCGCTCGGCCCGCGCTTCGCTCGTCTGCCGCTTGACGTCGTGCATGGACGTTGCGGACATGGACGGGGATCCGAACAGTCCGCCAAGACCCTGCTGCAGATCGCTCTCGGCTGCACGATGCGAGCGCACCTCAAAGGGCGGCAGGTCGTATCCATCATCGCTGTCGCCAAGGTCGGATGGCTTCTCCGCCATCCGGGCCCAGGACGCCATCCAATCCCAAAAGGCAGTCTCGGCGTGGCCTTTCAGGCGCCACTTGTGCGAAGCAGTGGACGTGTCGTTGATGAAGAACCGCGACAACATTTCGTTTGTCGCCATCGTGCCGAGAAACTCGGCATAGTTTCCGATCTCCATGTGATCGTTGGGCGCCGGCGTTGCGGTGGCCGCGAGCTTGAACCGAACACCGCGGAACATCTCAATCAGCGCGCGCGTCGTCTTTCCGGTGAAGGACTTGAGGATCGATGCCTCATCCAGCGACACCACATCGAAGGCGGACGGATCGATCTTGTCGAGCCGATCGTAGTTGCAGATGTTGATGCCGGACCCGACGTCGGACGGCTCACGAATGACTCGCGCCTCGTAGCCCCATCGGTCCGCGCGGCGCTTCGTTTGAGAGGCAACCGCGAGCGGCGTCAGGATCAGCGCCCGGCCATTCGTCGGCTCGATGGCACGCTGACAGAACTCAAGCTGGACTTCCGTCTTGCCCAGGCCGGTATCCAGGAAGCAGCCGGCCGATCCAACGCGTAGGTGGTGCTCGACGCAAAGGGCCTGGAAGGGAAACAGATGATCGGCAAGCTCCGGCACACGCTGCAGGCCTCTCTGCGGCACGGAGACGGCCTTCTGTCGCAGGAACTGGCGGTAGGCGTCCTGTGTCACTCTGCGGCCTCGACGAATTTGGTGGTTTCATTGCCGAACGTCTCAAAACCTGGATGCCCGGATCGGGCGAACAGTTCACATCGGGGACCGTCGAACATGTTTGCGATCTGATCGCGGATAATGTCCGGCTTCCGGCTGTGCTCCCGGCGACGCGCGAAGAACAGGCTGCCCGGTTTCTTGCCTTCGATCGGCTGAACCCGGCCGCGCTTTGCAATCACCAGCAGTTCGCAGTTCCCGACAACCTCGTAACCGGTCCCGCGCGCCATGCTGTCGGGATAGATGAACATCTCGTCTTCGGACGGCCAGAGCTTCGCCCAGACGCGCGCGGTCGAATACCGGAAGCCCCACGGCTTCAGGACGTCCATTATGCGATGCAGCAGCGGCATCGTGATCCACAGGAACAGCCGGCAGCCGTCGGGATGCGCCAGGTCGCGGACCGGCAATCCGGCGATCTCGTCGATCGGCATTGTCGGGTAGTGCTTGCGCGGATTGCGCGACGGGCCGGACGAGAACCGCCACGGCGGATCCGCGATGATCACGCGGTAGGCATGCGGCTCAAGCGGGGCGAAGGGCCAATTCACTCTGCGGCCTCCAAAGCCTGCATCCATTCGGGATACGCGATGCGGCAATGGTGCTCGCAATAGGGAACGCCCTCACCTGACCGGCGGCCGCAGAAATGAAAACCCGGCAGCCCGGGATCGCCGATCGGCCATTTGCAGGTGGTCTCGTCGAGCTCGAGAACGGACAGCCGCTTAACCGGCTCCGGCGGGTCAGCAGGATCCGGCGGAAGATGGAACGGCGCGTCGTCGAGCGGCGGCGCGTCGGGAGGGCGGGCAGCGACGGCGGCGATCGAGACCGTCTTTGATGCCGGGCCGCACGAGCCAAGCGAATCCCTGTTCGGGACCGATACGGCCTGCGGCGTGATGGCAGGTGGTTTCTTGGCGCGCGCGCGCCGGGGCGTGCGCGATTTGGTCGACCGGCGGAAGCCCAGATTCGTATGTCTGACCAGCTTGAGCCGCGTCGCCTTCCCGATGACAGCGTTCCGCGTGACACCGCCGAGTTCCTTCGCGATCTGGCTGGCGCTATGGCCCTCACACCACAGCTTCTTGAGCAACTCAACCCGTTCGTCGGTCCAGGTCATGCGGCAGCCACCCCAGTCAATTCGGAGGCCGAAGGCAGCCGCCCGCGAATGGCCGCGATTGCATCCGGCCCCATTGAGTAACCGCGACCCCAGACGGTATCGATCTCAATCCCAAACGGACTGAGCTTCTTGCGCGCTTTGCAGACGAAGACATCGACGATCTTTGGATTGCTGGCTGGGAGACCGTGATCCGCGATAGCAGTATGCAGTGTCGCCTTGCCGACGACGTTGCCGTGCCGCATCAGTGCTGCCACCAAGCGGCTTTCGGACTTTGTTAGTTGGAAGGCTCCCATCAGTTCATCACAGATGCCGTCAACATCGGTGGGCCTTGATGGCTTCCCTGTCGGCAAGCGGTCTTCGCGGCGCGCACCTATCGGCCAATCCACAGCGGGAACGCTGATAAGATGACCGGCATCGCGAGCGTTACTCACGACATCCTGAACATCGTCAAACGGCCGTCGTAGGATCCGGCAGATTGCGCGTATCGGAATACCCTCATCGGCTGCTCGGATGACAACGTGGTTGCTGACGGGGGCCCGGTAGTCTGAATTGGTTGTCATGACGCCACGCTCCCCTCGATAAGCACCAGCCACCAAATGAAAAGAAATGCGCCTAAGCACGCAGTGCCCCACAAACAGATCGACCAGAAGCGGCGGCGGTCGTCGGATGGCCAGAGATCGCGATCACGCATCGCCGTACTCCGCTGCTTCAGAGAAAAGGTTCGGCCCGTGTCTGCGCAGCGCGCCGGCGGGCAGGTTTCCGCCTTGGGCGGCAAGCCAGATGGCTACGCCGAGGCTGTCTGCCGCGTCATGATTGGGGACCGCAAAGCCGTAGCGGAGCGCGAGGTCGCCGGCGTGCTTCCGCATCTCCGCCTTGAACCAGTTCTCTTCCGTGCCCTTTGGCCGGCGCCCTCTTCCTAGAACCGCTTTCCGCCAAGTAGCCGACGGAACGGACACCGGGCGTGCTCCGAAGGCTATCAAGATCGCGCGGGCGGACGCGTACATGCGGTTCTGCATGACGAACGTTTTGGGGTTGCCATCAAGGACCTTGCGCTTGCGTCCGTTCCTATCGACGATCTCCTTCATGGGCACCGTCTCCATCGGCCGTTCGATCGCCGATCGGCTCACCCGCCGCCCGCGCGCCTTGCAGTCCCGCAGGAAGCCCCGCAGATGCTCTGCCAGCAGGTCGGCCTTCTCGTCGGCGCCCTGTCCTTCAAACGACCACGACCCGCATTCAATCTCCGGCGCGATCAAGGACGCACCGTCGGTCCACAGGGTGAAGCCTGAGCGTGACGCAAGATCTAAAGCTAGGAGGGTCCGCATCTGAACGAGGTCCGGGCTTCAGTGCTTCGTCTGCTCGTCTTGCTTGAAGCGCGGGCGGAGGTCCTCGTCGTCGCCCTCGCCATCGAACGGGTCTTCGCCGCCGTCCTCCTCGGCATCAGCCTGCGCATCCGCCTTCTTGATCAGCTCAGCCTTCTTGGCTTCCGCTTTGTTGGCGTTGTTCTTTTCGAGGGCGGACTGAAGGTCCTTCAGACGGCTTTCCTGCGCCTCATCCCAACCGGATTCGAACATCTCCGCTTCGGTCGACCCGGTGGTGTATTCGTGACTGTCGCGGTCCTTGGCCAGAAGCCCGGCCGTGACGCCTTCCTGGCGGATGCGCTCAAGACCGTCGTCGAAGTCTTCGAACAGATCGGACTGCTTGGCGAGCGCGAACCATTCCGCGATAAGCGCCATTCGCTTGAGTTCGTCCGGGACGATTGACGGATCCTCGAGCGTCGCGCAGCGCAGAGCGAAGTCGAGGTCCGCGAGCGTCAAACCATCCGCCTTGGCCGTCTTCCGCAAGCGCTTGTATTCTTCCTTCGCCGCGTTCACGACCGCCAACTGGTCGTTGATCTTGTTGAAGTGGTGGAAGAACAGCTGCTTCTTTTCCGCCTCGGTCATCTCCGTCTTGCCGGAATTGTGACCGGCCTCGGCGGGCGCGGATGACGCGGATTCCTGACCTGTGGCCTGCATGGCGGTTCTCCTACTTGTATCGTGATGCGCGCCGGCGGCGATCGACGCTATGGCGGTACTTTTCTGGCCGCTCTTCGCTCACCTTGTTCATTGCCGCGGCTCTTCGAGCGCGCTTCTTGTCGCCTCTCGTCCGGCCCTGGGCATCGGTGGCAACCGACTTCTTCGGCTGTCGAAACCCCGCCGGGTTCAGAGACGCGAAGAAGTTCAACCGCCGCTCGTTCGCAGCCTCATCGCCCAGGCGGTTGCCGAGCGTGTGTTCGCTCGCCTGTTCGCGGGCGACATGTTCGGAAAAGATGCGCTTCAACACGGCCGCATGCCTCCTGTCCTACGGGTTGGCGTCGCGCGCTTCGATCTCTGTGAACGCGTGATGGATCTCGCTCGCGATCGCGATCAGATCGCGGAACTCTTCCTTCAGCCTGAGCTCGCGGACTTCTTCGGGCGTGATCTTGCCGTCACGCGCGGCCGTGGCGAGCGCAGACAGCGCTTCACTGCTTTCCTTCGCCGTCGCGACAATGCGCTCGGTCCAAGCTGGGTCGCCAGTGCCCGCAGGCGCCATCGGCAACAGCACGTAGCCGGCCAGCGTCGCCAACTCGCGCGTCACGATCGGCGCGCCTGCATCGGCCTCGAGATCGGCGATCACATCGACGGGGATGAAGTTCGGATCGTCAGCCTTGCCGTAGCGGCTCAGGCTCTGGAAGCTGGCACGGGTGACGGACGCCGCCGATTCCAGACCGCCCGATCGGGTGATCAGACGCCGAACGGCAGCCTTCAATGTCAGATAAACAGAGGCGCCGTGCGGACGACCCAAGCAACCGGTTCCCGTCCCCTCGCCGCTCATGAGAAATTCCCCGCGGCTTTCTCGGTGACATTGCCAATGCCGTCTGCCAGCTTGCCGTCATGGCCGAGGGCAGAGGAAAAGGGGCCGGGGGCCGCAGCCCCCGGCGAGTTGAGGGAGGAAACGTCCCAAGATATTGGGCAGGTCCGGGGCAAGGCCCGCCAGTCACAGGGTGTTGGTCCAGAGATGCATGGAGCCAACGAATGCCCGGAACCGCCGGGCCGGCTTTGCGCATTCGCGCAAAAGGGAAATCCCGGTCCGCCGTGGAGACCGGCGGCGACGGACCGGGATGCGGCGCGGTCAGGCTCATGGTGCGCGCCGAAACTGGTAGCGGGGGGCGGACTCGAACCGCCGACCTCCTGGTTATGAGCCAGGTGAGCTACCGTCTGCTCTACCCCGCGAGAAATGGCGGACGGGGATGCTGTCGCACCAGCAAACCCCGCTTGTTCCGGAAATTGGCCGCAAAGATGGGCGTCTTTCGACACAGCGGCGTTCGGCACTTCATCTCCGGCATTGGACAACCCGCGGCCTGCTGGGCCGTTGAAAGGAGGCACCGCTGCAAACTTGACGGGCACCATCACACCAGCCCCCGATCGATCGCGAGCCATTCGGGCATGGTGATGACGGCGCAATCCCCCGCATCGATCGAAACGTCGATCTGCGATAGTGGAAGCCAAACCGCGCTGTCCGCATCGCCGTCATCCGAAACGAAGATCGCCCGATCGCACCGGTCGTGGACCAGCACATGGACATCAACCAGTTCGGACTGGCCGGCCTCGCTCATTCCGCCGCCTCGACCGGTTGCGCGGGCGCGGCCTGTTGACCGTCGCCCGCGCCGGGTGCCGCCTGCGGGGCTGGATAGATATCGGGGCGGAGCTCGTGACGCGGCACGCCCGTGGCGGCTTCAATCGAGAGGACGAACTGGGCCGAAACTCCCTTCTTCGACCTCGATAGCCAATACCAAACTTGAGATTGGGTGGTGCCGATCAACGTAGCGAGCGGCTTTTGACCGCCTGCCACTTCCACTGCTTTTTCGAGGGCCGAGATGCTCATATGAAGAAAATCACTAATTTTTTGGTATTAGTCAACCAAAAAATCTGTACCTGCGGCGATACCTAATTATTGGTACTGTCCATCGCATGTCGGTTTTGGGCAAAAGAATCGCAGATCGGCTGATCGATCTTGGTCATGGGAAGGGCGGTCAAACTTGGCTGGCCAATCAAGTCGGCATGCGGCAACAAGGGATCCAGGCAATAATCGCAGGTCGGTCCGAGCGGCCTCGAAAGCTCCGGGAAATAGCCGCAGCGCTTGACACCACTCAGGATTATCTCCTTGGCGACACGGATGACCCAGCGCTTCCTCACGAACGAACCCATGGCCCCAATCCGGAGGACGAAACGGCCGGGTTCCGAGAGCCCGATAGCGACTTTGGCTACGATGCTTACAAACGAGAATCCTATCAGCCGAAAATACCTGGCGCCCTCCCCGAGCTGGACGCGGTACCCGGAGCTGGTGAGGACGCGGTAGGCGATTTCGTCGCCATACAGGTTGGAGGCGAAACCGGGATCGGTCACGCGGTCACGGCCGAATGGTACTTTCCGCCCGAATACCTTCGGAGCGAGGCCAAGGTCGCGCCGAACCACACGATCGTGATGCCAGTCGTCGGCGACAGCATGATCCCGACCTATCAGCCAGGCGACCGGGTGCTCGTCGATCTAACGCAGAACGAATTGGTCGCGGACTCCACCGTCTACGTCATCTCCGATGGCCAAAGCCCGCCGCAGATCAACCGGTTGACCCGTATCCTTTTCAGCGACCCGCCGGAAGTGGACATCATTTCGGACAACGTCGATCAGGCGAAACAGCGCGTTGAGCTTGATCGGTTGGTGATCATCGGCCGCGTGTGCGGCCTGGTGGCGAGACGGTGAAATCGCCTGTCGCCATTTGATTGTTTCTATAAGCGAGCTTGCTATGCCGGAAAGCAACACAGATGCTAAACGGAAACTGACAAAGCTGACAGAAAATCAGCTTAACGCGTTTTTTGCTGCAAAAGCCCCACTTAAGAACTGCCCTTCATGCGGCGAGTTTAAATACACAATTCAGACAGAATGGAAAGATGGGCAAACACCAGGAATATTCTTATACGATCCAGTGCTTGGCATGGTCAACTCTTCGATGTTTCCTGTAGTACTATTGATGTGCAATAACTGCGGTTACATCAGGAGTTATTCTCGATTTCTAATAGAGGATTGGGTTCGAGAAAACGATGTCAAATAACCCCACAGTTTCTAGTGATTTGGAGGCAATCTCTCTGCACCCAAAGCTAGAAAACAGAATTTATGACGCAATAGACGCCGCCGCTGCGGCACACTTGAATCGATCTAGCGGCGACGGTACATCTGGAGGCATGGAAGCGCGTGTTGCTCGTTTGGAATCCGATGTAGCGCACATCCGAACCGATATAACGGATGTAAAGGCAGACTTGCGCGATCTGAGGAAAGATGGCCAGCGCGATTTTCGCATCCTGTTCGGCGCAGTAATTGTTGCAACGCTCGGTTTGGCCGGGCTTATGGCACGTGGCTTCGGCTGGATTTAACCCCTGCCCCGTTTGCGGATTGCGAAGGCCCCGCTCCGGCGGGGCTTTTCAATTCCCACGCCACAACGCCGGCGGCAAAGTCGACTTTCACTCTCAGATATGCCAAGCTACTGATCGGAAAAAAGAAAAGTCGGCTTGAAGTACGCATAGCCAACTTTTTCACATGTGAGGCTGTGCATGAATTTGTCCGCGAACCTGGAGGCCGGATGCGGCGAGGAGACAACGTCACGGGTGCCGTGGCTGGACCTCTCTCCATATCGTGTGAGAATTGATACTGGAGTTCTGGCACCGCGGCTCATGCGCGGCTCTATCGTCTTGGTGGATCCCCTCGCCGCAGTTCGGCCTGGCGATACTGTTTTTGCCGTAATCGGCAGCTGCGACGGCAATCTCGAAACCCATTTCTTCGAATGGTTCAATGGAGCGCTCGACGAGTTCGATATCGTTCGAGCGGTCCACAAGGTCGTCAGGGTGGAGCCGCCAGCCTGAGAGCGCGGTGACCCGCCCTACAAATTCGTAAGCCACTAACTACCAATTTTTTTGTTGACTGACTACCAATTTATTTGTAGTTTCCGCCCATCGTCACTGATGATGGAGCCGCCCGATGTCATCCCTTTCCGACCGGACCTTCTATTTCGTCCTCGCCCGCACCAATGGGCGGAACAGCGTGGAGTTTTCGCGCGAACTGGATGAGCCGACGGATCGCGCGGCGACGTTCGATCTGGTCAAGGAAATGGCCAATGACGGCTACGAGATCATCACCATTTCCGCCTTCAACCCGCATGAGGGCCACGCGCAGGACATCACCGAGGACTTTGCCCGCGAGTGGCTGGCCGAACTGACCGCCGAGGGTCACCGGTTCGATCTCGAGTTCCCGCCGTTCATCGAAAGCGCGATCGGCCTTGGCGATGCCGAGCAGATCCGCCGCGAGTGCGAAGCCAGCGCCGAGGAAGATCGCCGGGAGACGGCCCTCATGGTCGGAGGGGTCGCGGCATGATGGCGACCCGAGACCGGAAAATCGCGTTCATCGAAGACGCCGGCTACGGCGCCCTGGAGAGGGCCGTTGTGTCCGCCCTGCGGCGCAATGGAGCCGATTGGCTGACCGATGAGCAGGTGTCCGAGTTGGCGTCGCGCGAGGTAGCAGACGCACGGTTCCGCCAGCACCTCAATATGCGCAACCGCGCGGCCACGGGCGCCAACGCGCCGGCTGATGGGGTGGCGGCATGAGTTCTAAAGTTCCTCAAACGCTGCTCGACGAGTGGCAAGCCGTTCAACGGGCAATCGCCGACTTTCGAGCGGTTGCGCACGGAGAGCAGATGCTTTGCCCGCACACACATGCGGTTCAGTTCAACCCTAAGCAGGGAAGGTTCGCCGGCCTTTCGGAAGGCTATTCGCGCCGGTGTTGCATTGCCTGCGGTCTGACCGACACCGCGGAAGAGAGATGGAATCCCGACTCGTTCGATGAAACGTCGCCGCTTTGCGGTGCAGAGATCGTCGAGACCTTCGATCAGGGGTATCGGTTCAACCACTTCACGCTGCCGAGCATCACAACCTACGAACCCGGTCACACTGACGCGCGCTATGACGCGTTGATAAGCGGCGCCACGGTACTAGGTCCGGACGGCACGTCATGAACGCCCCGGTCCGAAACGAGACGCAGGCCTTCGCCGCGTTCCAGACCGCCGTGGCCGACTTCCAGCGCAATCCGACCATGGAGATGCGCGAGACCGTGCTGACCTGTCAGCGCGCCTATCTGGAAGCCGCGGGCGAGGCCCCGGAGGAAATCGAGAGGCTGGTCTCCAAGCAGCAGCGCAAGACGCTCGCGTTCATCGATAAGCACGGTACCCGGACGAACGGGCGGGATCGGAGGGCGGCGGGATGAGCGCGCCGGTCTGCCCGCACTGCGGAAACGCAGCGATCCTGACCGACGGCAAGGAGGTACATCCGCACCGTTCCGACCTCTGGGCGAAGCGGTTTTGGGTTTGCCACCCGTGCGACGCCCGCGTCGGCTGCCATCCTGGCACGACAACGGCCCTTGGGACGCCGGCGAATGCCGAACTCCGACAGGCCCGAATGAAGCTGCATAAGCAGATGGTCGATCCGCTTTGGAAGACCGCAGACCAGTGTGGCCTCTACCGGACCAACACCCGGAGGGAACGGCGTCGCGTCAAGCGCCTCGCCCGCACCCGCGTCTACGAGTTCCTGGCCGACCGCATGGGCCTGACCACGGACGAAACGCATGTCGGCATGTTCGATCTCGAGCAATGCCGCGCCGCGTGGGTCGCGCTCAGAGGCGTGACCTATCCCGAAATTCGAGCATGGGCGAAAGCCCGCGAGGCGGAAGGAGAAGCCGCATGTACGACGTCTACGCATGGTGGCGGAGCGCCATCGATGGAAAGCCCGGTCCGATCCACGATGGAGATCCGCAATGCGGTTTCTACCGTCGACGGACACGCAAGAACGGACCATTCGTCGGCGTCGCGATCTATCCCGATCCGGCGACCGGCGAGATCGTGGGCGTATGCGACCGGGCGCTCGTCGATGGTGATGAGCTTGATCGCCTCTGGCTCTGGGTGGCGAAGAATCCGGTCACGGAAGATGCCTATCGGGATTGGGAGAAGAACGGCATCTGGCCGGATGATCACCCCACGATCGAGCACCCCGAGCCCGGCCACAACCAACCGCCGGCCGACAACGAGATCGAGGCGCTTCGCGATCAGATCGCGAGTGCCAAAGCCGGCGCGGGCGAATTCGCTGAGATCAAAGACGACAAGACCGCAAGCAAGGCGCAGGCGTTCCGCGCGCGGCTCAATGAACTGAGCAAGCAAGCCGACAAGAAGCGCGACGAGCTCAAGCGCCCGCACCTTGAGGCCGGCCGGGCGATCGACAAGGAATGGATGCCGCTCGTCAAGGATGCCAAGGCCGCCGCCGATCAGATCCGCAAGGCACTGAGCGCCCACGAGACCCGCAAGGCCCGCGCCGCCGAGGAAGCCCGGCGGAAGGCCGAGGAGGAGCAACGCAGGCGCGAAGCCGAAGCTGCGAAGGCCGCGGCGGCCGGCATGCCCGCTCCGGCACCTGAACCGACGCCGCAGCCCGAGCCCGCCCCGACGGCCCAGATCAAGGGCGCCTATGGCAAGGCAGCATCGGTCCGGGAAGTTCTCATCGCTGAAGTGGTCGATCAAGACGCAGCCTATCAGGCAATGCGGACGCATCCGGAATTGGTCGATCTGATCAGGAAGCTGGCTCAGCGCGCCGTGAACGCGGGACATGAAATCGCCGGCGTCAAGGTCGTCAAAGAAAGGCGCGTGGCATGAACCAGGTCGCGACGATCGAGAAGCCGACGAGGCTCGAAGCCTTCAAGGAACAGGTGCTTCCGCCGGAGCGGGCCAAGGATCTGTATTCATCGCTGCCGACGCATGTCCGCCGCGAAGTGTTCGACCGCAATCTGGTCAACGCTCTAATGGCGAACCCAGACCTGATGCAATGCGATGCGCGCCTTGTGTTCCGCGAGGTCTCGAAGGTCGCAGCGCTCGGCCTGCTGCTCGATCCACAGTTGGGCGAGGCCTACCTGATCGCTGGTTGGAACGGTCGCCAGAAGCGGAAAGAGCCGCAATTGCGGGTCGGGTATCGGGGCCTGGTCAAGCTGGCCCGCCAGTCGGGCGAGATCAAGATGATCTACGCCCACGAGGTCCACAAGAACGACCAGTTCGAATGCACCTTGGGCGACAGCAAGAGCCTCATCCACAAGCCGGACCTGTTCGGCGAGCGCGGCCCGATCGTCGGCTACTACGCGGTCGTGAAGTACGACGACGGTGAAAGCGACTTCGAGCCGATGTCCGTTGAGCAGGTTCACGGCATCCGGGACCGCTCTGACGGCTGGAAGGCGTTCAAAGCGGGCAGGATCAAGTCGACCCCTTGGAGCACCGACGAAGTGGAGATGGCCAAGAAGACGGTCATCCGGCGGCTGGCAAAGCGCATTCCACAATCGCCAGAGCTTGCCGAGGCCATCAAGATCGAAGATGCGGCCGAGCATAGCGAGATGCGCGCGATCGCGCCGCCCTCCCCGCCGTCTCCCCCGTCCCCGCCGCCGGCACCGTCCGCGCCGCTGATCGAGCACGACGACAACGGCGAGCCGGATATGCCGGACCATCTCAAGCGCGACAAGAATTCCGCCGGTGCCGCCGCGCCGGCGGAGCAGGCGGCGGAGCCTGCCGAAGCATCATCCTCGGGCGGGAATGGTGTGCCCGAGGGCTCCGCCGCCGATCCGTCGCAGCCGCAGGACGACGAGCTCGATCCGATCAATCCGGAGAAGTTCTACGACGATGCCGAAGCCGAGTACGCGGCGGCGACCACACGCGACGACGTGAACGAGGTCTGGGCCCGCACCGTTGAACCGGCGATCGAGGACGAGTTGATCTACTTCCCGCACGACAAAGACCGGCTGGACAAGCAGTACAAACGCCATCTTGAGAGGGTCGGCCAATGACCAAGGCAGCCTTCATCAAGCAGAACGGCGCGCTGGCTCCCTGCGACGACGACGGCCGCGAACTCCTTGCCGCTTTGAAAGACGACAAGGAGGTCATGGTGGAATTCCATGCGCCCCGGAACATCCGACACCATCGGAAGCTTATGCTTTTGCTGCAGCGGATCGTCGACGGTGGCGCCTGGGATGGCGATACCGACAGCCTGCTCAAATGGCTGAAGTTCGCGACCGGGCTCGTCGATGTCGTGGTCAGCCCGAAGGGTCGCGCGTTCTCCTACCCGCAATCGATCAAGTTCGAGAGCATGCCGCAGGACAAGTTCGCCCGATGGTATGACCGGGCCATCTACGTCATCTCGACCGAGTTGCTCGGGGGCGAAGAATGTCAGGCTCTCCGGGCGGAGATCGACCGGATCATCGACGGCGACATTGCCGACCGGCTTCGCGAGCACGACGAGCGTTTCGGGAGGGCGGCATGAAGGCTCTCACTGTCTGGCAGCCCTGGGCATCGCTGATCATGCTCGGCGCGAAGCAGTACGAGTTCCGGAAGTGGGATTTCCGGTCCCGAGAACCTGGCCTCGTCGGTGAGCGCATCGTCATTCATGCCGGCGCGCGCCCGGTCAAGATCGATGACCTCACGGACATCTTGGAGCGGATCGCCGACGACGTTTCGGCGCTCGACGCGAAGATAGCTATCCCGGTCATCACACGACAGCTCAAGCTTCTTCGCAGGGAGAAAGCGCTTTTGAAGGCGTATCGCCGGCTCCATCGGCAATGGCGCACCCAAGCGGATCGCCGCCGGAAGCGCGGCCCGTTCGTCGGCGATAAACCGTTGCCGGAGCCCGAGAAGCCTGCATCCGGTCAGATCCTGCCGTTGGCTGCGGGGCTCGGAACGGCATTGATCGGGGAACCCGTCAAGGCAACCGAGATCTTCGACGATCCGACCAATGACTCCTACCGCGCCGATCATTCGATCTGGGCTTGGCCGCTGACCGACATCGAACCGTTCGATGCGCCGATCCCGATGGGTGGCGCGCAGGGATTCTGGACATGGACGGAGGGAATTGCGGCATGACCAGCACCCGCGCCCTTCGCCAGCGCTACGCCGCAGAGATCCGCGAGCGGATCGGCACGCGCTCAGGCTGGAAATGCGAGGTTTGCAAGGTCGCCCACGGAGAGCTGATCATGCGCGGCACCGGGGACGATGCCGGCACGTTCATGTTGTCTGAAGGCGACGTGTTCGATGCCGAGACGGGTGAGCGTCTGGGTCGGGCCCGGATGTCCGATTACTGCGGCGTCAAGGTCATCGAGGTCGTGCTAACGGTCGCGCATCTGAACCATGACGAGACCGACAACCGTGACGAAAACCTGAAGCACCTTTGCCAGCTTCACCACAATCGTCAAGACGCCGAGCATCGCCGGCAGAATGCCGAGAAACGCCGACGTACGCGCGGCGGGCAACTGGACATGGGTGACATGCTCGGGAGCGGCGTATGACCGACGAATTCAAGCCCGGCCCCTGCCGATGGTGCGATAGTGAAGGCGATGTCTTCGTCGACAACGGGCTGTGCGAGGATTGCGACCGCGACGTGATCCGGTGCGAGATCTGTGGCGAAGAGCAGCACTATCAGGATAGCTGTCGGCATGTTTTCACAGATGAGCATTTGGAATGGTGTGGTTCAGGCGTCGGCTATGCGACTGATGCCGTCAAGGCTGCCTTTCTGTTGCTGGTGTCGCGCATGCCGGGCGGCTTCGCCGATCATCTTCGCGTGGCGATCGAGGCACGGTCGTTCCACAGCTGGATGGTCGCGCCGCTGATCGGCGGCGGCGGCATCCTCACGCTGCACGGCATGCCGAACGACGTCGGTCGCAAGTACGGCGACGCGATGATTGCGCTTGGCGAGGGCGACGACGCCGAGGCGATGCACGACGGCTACATGTGGCTCGCCAGTCTCTATGACGATCAGACCGACGAGGCGTGCCGGCTGACGCTGATGTGGCTTGATGAACAACCGGCGGTGGCCGCATGAGCCGCATCCAGCCCCACCCCGAAGCCTTCACGCTCAGCCGGGTGAAGCGGCCGCGGATCAAGGACGATGGCTTTCGCGCCTTTGTGAAGCGCCTGCCCTCACTGATCACCGCAGCGCCGAACCCCGATGCCGCGCATATCCGGTAGTCCGCATTGCACCTCGGCAAGCGCGAGACAGGGATGGGCGAGAAGGCACACGACCGATGGATCGTGCCCCTGTCGCGATCGCTACACGACGAGCAACACAGGATGAATGAACGCACCTTCTGGGCCCGGTACGGCATAGACCCTCTGATCGTGTCCCTGGCGCTGTACGGGGCCTATCGGGACGGCGACGAAGATATGGCCCGGCGCATCGTTCTGACCGGTGGGAGGGAATGAGGATGACAGAAATCCAGGAGTTCCGCCGCCCCCACCCATTCACGCGCTGCGTGTCGGATTGGTGGGAAGACGGTGAGCTTGTCCAAAAGTATGTCCGCTGGCGTCCCGGCGCATGGGGTACCGAGATCATACCCCCAGACGACGCCCGTGCTTTCGCTCACGCCATGGGCGAGTGCGTCTTCACGGTGCAGGGAGAATACAAGCCGGGTCGGTATCCGACGCGGGTATTCTTCACGCAACAATTCGTTGATCCGGACGGAAAGCCGCTCAAGGCCAGTGGCCTAAAGATCAAGACGAAGAGCGCCTTCAAAAGGCAGGTGGACGGTCTGCCGTTCGCATTTGAATTGGACCCGTTCGCGGACCCGATTGAAACCTAGAGAGACGCCTTCACCCATGACCCGATACGCTCAGAGCACCGACGTCTCGTCCAGCAAGTCACGGATGGAGATCCGAGCAGGAAAGGCAAGCAGATGAGTAAGTGCGTGACTGCCGAAGAACGGCAAAGGCTGATTTCGGAGATCACCGAGGCGCCTTACGACGCGGGCGATAGCTTTGACCAAGCGGCACTATTTCTGCTGACAGCAGTTGAAATCGGCACCGATACAGAAGCGCTCGCCAATTCCACTGGGCTGCCGATAAGCGTATGCGAAGAATGCGACAGACATGCGCATGTGAGCGGCATCTTTCTGAACGAAGAGATCTACGTTGGCGACTGGTTGGACCCTGAGACCGGCGCAATAGCATTCATGCTGGATGCCATGTGCGTTGCCGGGCTCATGGAGCGCACCAGCGAGGCAACCCAATGACTAACGGATGGATGCCGATAGAGACTGCGCCGAGAGATCGCGAGATAGACCTTTGGATGTCCGTCGGGGTTCGTATCGCAGATTGTCGCTGGGGACGGCCAAGCCACGCAAATTGGGGCGATCGGCACGGAGCCGATCAGAATCTACCCGCTCAGTGGATTTCCCGTAGCGGCGCCGCGCTTGACCGCCGAAACGGTCTCCCAACGCACTGGCGCGAGAAACCCGAGCCCCCGGAGAGCGGAGATGAGTGAGCTGCCCCCCTGCGCCTGGTGCGGCCATGACGGTGATGGACTTCAGTATGCAGTTCGCAACTGTGGAGCCGGACCTGTCAGCGTTGATTGCTTGAAATGCAGGGCCTCCGGCCCAGTCCGGGACTCCATGGCTGAAGCCGTGAAGGCATGGGGAGCCGGCCCACCGCACACATACCGCGCAGGTCTGGAAGCAGCAGCGCGGTGGCATGAAGAGCAGGCGCTGAACATCGACAGGCGCGAAGGGCCAAAGGTCATGCTCGACTTCCACCGCACCTGCGCCACCGCCATCCGCCAGCTACCCGCAAGGGGCGGACAATGAGCCCCCGATCGAAACTGGAGGCGCGCCCACTTCATTTGAAGGAGGCGAATCGAGCCGTTGCGCTCTGGCACCGCCATTGTGACCCGGTGCGCTTTCATTTGTTCTCTATCGGAGCCTATGACGACGAGCACAACATGCGCGGGGCCATCATAGTCATGCGGCCAGTAAACCAACATCGCAGTTGGGGTGGGCTTATGGTCGAAGTATCCCGGCTTTCGACAGATGGTTGTCAGAATGCTTGTTCGTTTTTACTCTCCAGGGCTGCGCGCGCAGCCTTCGCGATGGGGTATGCATGCATGCAAACCTACACCCTTTTAGAGGAGCCCGGCACATCACTACGTGCCTCTGGGTGGATGGAAGATGGAATTACATCCGCGCGCGACTGGAATGGGTCTAGGCGTCGGCCGAGGGCTTTAGAGCCCAGTCAAAAGCGACGCTGGATATTGCCTCGACCCGATGCATGGATGGCGGCGCAAAAGGCTGCCGCCATCCGCCAGCTACCCACGCCAGGAGAGAGCCAGTGAGCAGCGACGCAAGCTATCTGCTCGTCAAGCGCGGCCTCTACTATGCGCCACACAACAAGGGTTACACCGGCGTCAAGGAATTGGCTGGCCGTTATCTTGCAGTCGACGCAAGGCCCGACGCGGGCGTCACGGCCGTGCATGAGGACGATGCCCCCGAGTTCTCGCAAGCGTGCTGGCCTGAAGTCGCGCGCGACCACCTCGCCAAAAAGGTCAACCGCATTCGGTCATATCTCGAACTTCGGGATACCCGTCTGCTGTGCAGCGACGGGCCTGCGCGCGACACCCATGAAGGATGCGAGGCCGCGCTGCGAGATGTCTACCTGATGCTGATCGGTGAGGCCCCCACCCATGAATGACAAGTTCGTCAGCCCCGAGAAGCCGCCGGAAGGACTTGAGCGGGAATTGCTCACAATCCTGATCGAAGAGTGCGCCGAGGTTCAGCAGCGTGCAACCAAGATGCTGCGGTTCGGTGTGAACGAAGCGCAACCGGGACAGCCATACACCAACGCCGAACGCCTATCGGTAGAGGTCGGCGACCTGTCCCATCTAGTTCGGCGCTGCATAGACGCGAGATTGCTGGACGGTGTGCTGGTGCTGCGCGCATCGGAGGCGAAGCGGGAAAAGCTCGATCGCTTCCTGCAGTCCGACACGGAGGCCAACCATGCATGACAAGGCGATAGAGCCAACGCGGGCATCGGCCGGCTTTACCGCACGCGGCATTGATAACTTGGCCAAACCGGAGGCTGATGGGTTGCGATCGGATTTGACCGTGTTCGCGGCCTATTGGGGTTTGGACGCGTACACTCCGCCGCCCCAAATCACGAAAGCGGTGCGCGATATCGTCTCTGCATTCGTCGCCGACGCAAACGCGATCGCCAATTCTGACCGACCCAAGGACGGTGCGTGATGGCTGCCAAGCCCGTCAGGATCCAGCGGAAGCGTACGAAGGGATGGTCGGGCCTGTCCGAGACAGGCAACGACCTGCCGATCACATACGTCAACCGGCCGTTGCTCTGGGGCAACCCCTTCTCGTTCCCGCGCTGCAACCTGAAGGCCCAGGCGCGGGCCGTGCGCTGCTACGAGACCGCATTGCAGGGCGGGCGACTGCCCTACTCCGTTGAGGACGTGAAAAGCCAGTTGCGGGGGCACAACATCGGCTGCTTCTGCAAGGTCGGAGAACCGTGCCACGGCGACGTTCTGCTGCGGATAGCGAACGAGGATGACGTGTGATGGCCAACGTCGACCAGATCCAGAGCGAGGCAGCGTGATGGCTGCCGAGGTTCTCCGACTCCCCGACGTGCCGGCAAGGCGCGATGGACCGCGCCGCGGCCTTCGTCGAGATGACGCGGCGCGCTACATCGGGGTCGGAGCAACGAAGTTCGATAGCATGGTCAAAGATGGACGGATGCCTCCGCCGCGAGAGATTGACGGATGCCGGATTTGGGACATTCGCGAATTGGATATCGCCTTTGACGACTTGCCTTCGCGCGCTGCACCGGTTCACAATCCATGGGATGATGAATAGCGATGGCGGCGCGGGTGGCTCTGGTCAATTTCCCGAAAGTGAAGAAGTACAAGAGCCGTCACGGTCGAATCTATTTCTACCATCGCCCGACCGGAACACGACTTCCCGACGACCCTACGACGCCAGAGTTCGCCGAGGCCTACGCCCGGGCTGAAAAGCAAGGCCAGTCCAAGCCGGACACCCCATTGCAAGATGGGAAACGCCCGAAGTTTCCGCATGGAAGCTTCGGCGCTGTCGTCGAGGAGTTCATCGCATCAGGCGAGTTCAAGGACCTGAAGCCATCCACAAAGTACGAATACCAGCGCGTCCTGCGCAGCCTTGCCGATGCCGGGCATGGCAACAAGCCAATCCGGATGATGCAGCGGCGGCATGTCCGGAAGATGCGCGACGAGCGCGCGGACACGCCAGGTGCCGCAAACACCGTCGTGCGCCACGTCCGCCGGCTGCTGAGCTTCGCTGTCGAGGAGGAGTATCGGGCCGACAACCCCGCGCTCAGATTGAAGCTTCTGAAGGTGGGAGAATGGCGCGCGTGGACGGACGAGGAGCAATCCGCGTTCGAGGCCCGATGGCCATCCGGTTCGATGGAACGACGCGCCTATTCGCTCGCCCTGTATACCGGTCAGCGCCGCGCTGATCTGGTGTCCATGACGCAGGCGGATCGAAAGTCCGGCGCGATCTGTGTCGTGCAGAGCAAGACCGACGAGCGATTGTGGGTTCCCGAGCACCCCACCCTTTCGGAGGAACTCCGCGCGATCGACCACATGAGCTTGCTCTACACCTCGAAAGGCAAGGCGTTCGATCCGGTCTATTTCGGAGCATGGTTCGCAGAAGCGATCGACAAAGCCAAGCTGCCGGATGATTGCGTGCTGCACGGCCTCCGGGCGTCCGCGGCGACACGCCTCGCCGATGCCGGATGCGACGACAAGGACATCATGGCGATCACCGGTCACCAGTCGCCGCAGATGGTGAAGAAATACACCAAGGCAGCGGATCAAAAGAAGCGCGCCGAGAGCGCCATGCAGAAGGTAAAAAGGTTAGACGCTGGCCGGAAAGCGGCATTGAAAAACAACGACAAATCCGGATCGGCGAAAACCCGAGGTTAG